ATCCAGCCGCGGATGCGGTCAGTGCCGCTGTCCTCGGCGTTCTGCCGAGTGGCTCCGTGGCGGCAAAGGTAAAACTCAACCCGCTTGGCCATCACTGTGTCGCAAACGGGTCATGATCCACCTGCTGTGTGGAGAAGTGGGCGGCACCGCCTGCCACTAACCCCGCCAGTCCGTATTTCTTGATGATGTCGATCAGCTTGTCGTCAAAGACGACGTAGTTGCTGGTGCCAGTTCCAGAGCCGCGCGATCCTTGGTCTAGGTATTTGATGCCGGGGATGCCGGCGTCGCGGAGTTTTTGAACGAATAATGAATCTCGCCGTGTAAGTTTATCCTTTGCCAATTCACCCATCGGGGCAGTGCTTTCAATCCGTGTTCCCATTGGCCCGGCATAAGATGAATGTATGCCCGATGCACTGGCGGCCTCTTGCACCTTCGGGTGCTGCTCGCTCAGCGGCTTATCCCAATCGAGGAAATGCTCGGGATCGGCGGCGATGTTGACTTCGTACATATGACCGGGAGTAGTTTCTCTCAGGCCAATGCCAGCCGCTGCAGACCCTGATTCGGGTCTGGGATCGTAAGTCTCCGCTACTTTGGGATTCTCCGCAAAATACAATCCATACCCGTAAGCCTGCGCTCCCTCTCCCGTTCCGATCTTGGATATATCGAACCGCTCGAAGTCGTGCGGCGAGCCGTGAAAGGCGCGGATGCCGCCAGCACCCTTTGTAACCCCCGCAATGCCGCCGCCACCAAAGCCGCCAGCCAAGTCTTGCGTGACCTCCATGTCCCGCATCATCTCAGGCACACCGCCTCGCGCGTAAGCCTCCCGGTCACGCTGCGACTGTGCAGTAGCCTGCTGCGCCCAACTCGGCTGGCCCCAGTCAATTTGGTCAATTCTTGGCGTACCAGCAGGCGCTACACCGGCACTGGCCGCGAGCGGGTCAAATGGATCGTGGTCGACCGGTATGAGATCGGTCGGCGGATCATTGAACGGATCGTGAGCGACCGGGATCAGCGTAGGCATGTCACGCGACTAACAAATACTTTCCCTTCCTGCTTGGGTCAGGAAGGTAATGGCGTCCATCCGGCGCTTTCTTCGCCCCAATATGCTCAGGCTTGAACTTCGGCTTCCGTGCCGCTGGTGCCGCACTGCCATTACTGGTACCACCGCCGCTGCCGCCAGTACCCTCGCTCTGCGGACTACCTCCCTCCACCCCCGCCTCGTTGGCAGCCTCGATGGTGCTGTACACATGCTCATGACCGCGCATTGTTATCTCGTGCTCCATCTGCGCACGTTGCTGCGGCGTCAGCATCAATTCCTTCATGGCCTTTATTTCTTCTGCCATGCGCCGCGTATCGGCATTGAACGACTCGATATCGCGCAACTCGTCCCGGCCGCGCATCTTGATCCGCGCCGCGGCCAGCTTCTCCAGCAATTCCGCAGTCTGCTGCTGCGACTTCTGCAACTCCTGCTGCAGGTTCTGTACAATAGGCCCGATCTGGCTGTCCTTGAGCAGCCACGGCATTGTCTGTTCAATGTTGCGCCGCAGCCGTTCGGCAATTTCCTGCGCCATCGGGAAGTCTGCCGCCAGGAAGCCGAGGTCACCGATCTGCGCAATCAGTTCGGGTGAATGGGTGATGATCTGCACGAAGGCGTCCCATGCCGCCTGGCGTTGGGTCTGATAGGCAGGCCCAACATCGGCCTCGATCGCGTATTTGCCTATCGACGGATTGAACAGCACCTTGATGGTGCGTTCTTCTTCCGTGGGTTGTTTCTTCCACGCCTCGTCAGCATGCGGATCGATATTGATCTCGGAGATGGTGCCGTCCTTGGCCCTGATCTTGATCACGCGCTCGGTATTGTAGATGTGTGGCGCCAGATCGAGGATGATCACTGCGGTATGGCGCACAGCATACATTTCGTTGATGGTGAAGTCGTAGTTGACGGCTTCACCGGTGCGCATCCGCTCGTCGATAGCCTTTGGCGTGCGCTCCAGTGCCGGATTGACTTGCTGCGCCTGGGCCATGCCGGAGGCCATTTCCAATTCGGCCGCCGCAATGCGCATCCCCTCCAGAAAACCTTCTGCCGGCGCCGGTGCCGCAGGACGTGTAGGAGGCGGAATGTCGCCGGCATCCTCGTCCTTGTGCCGATAAGTCAGATAGGCCGCATTCTGCTTGTTGGCGTTGTTCCAGGCGGTCTCATTGCCTTCGATCGCAGCCGCCGCAACCACCCACGGGGTTTTGGTCTGCAGGGCAACGACTTCGACTTCGCCCGAGGTGTTGTGCGTCGGAATCATCCCAGGCCCCGCCAAATACAGTTTCGACGGCGCATCAACGGTAATGCACTTGGTCGGGACACTTGGTACTTCCGTAATTGACACGATCCGATGCCGCTCGGTACGGCGCGGATGATACGCTCGCGCCTTGTCATGCGCGGTTGCCTTACGCGGCAAACGAAACATCCTGCGGCCAGGCGGCGAAGAAAATGAGAACCGAAACGACTCCTGACAGGCCGATACGTGCCCATCAGGAAATTTGCGCATAGTCGCAGCAACCTTCGTATAGGTTGCCTTTAACCCAAGACTACGCACCAATTCTGTGAACCCTTCGGCCAATCTAAAACTTACCGTCACAAACACATTTTGCCGACTGTGCTTAGAAAAATGCCCATCAGTATCCATCAGTCCTTGCAATAATGCCTCTCGCTGATCACGAGATGCACGCAAATAACATGCTGGAATATGCTTGTTGCCCAAGACTCCTAATTCGCGGAGGCCACTCTTGAGTCCACCTATCGTCCAACTGGCCGAACATGCGTTCTTATATATTTTTCGTTCACCAACCGGATGACGGCATGCGCGTAGAACTTCCTCCATCGCGTCCATATCATCAAGACCGGAGCAAATACTCGCCGCTGCCGAATATCCATCTCCCAACCACGCGCCGAGAATGTATGGGTCTACCGGCAATACCTCCTCCTGGAGATCAAGTGGCTTCGTTACCCAAATAAAATGCTTTTTCGGAACCAAATCGTTAGTCGTTATTGTCTTGGTCGACCAGTCCCAAGTCTGCGCTTTTCGTTTTCCTCGTTCCTCGACAGTCCATAAATGTTCACCACCGGCAACTATCTCAGACCCATCATCAAATTTGACGCTAAAACAACGCCTATTGATAAATATGGGACTTTGAGCAAGGACTGTAGTCGGCAATCCTTGGTCGCTCAGCACCACATCGCCCGGCTTTACTTCTCCCATCGTAGTCCAGCCGACAGGCGTCGGCAGCGGCGTCTCGATATGAAGATCGTTATAATTGTACATGCGCTGCGGGTCTTTGAGCGCGCGTGTCAGGCCGGCACGATAGAGCTTGTCCTCGATGCGGCGTTCGCGTCCCGGCTCGCGCACGATAGGGACATAGCGGCCTTTCAGATCAGTGCGCTGTTCAATGATCTCCGGGCCGGCGATCTTGTACCACTCCAGCTGCCGGTTGCGGACCTTGCGGCTTTTGAAGTCGCCGCGCTGACGACCTTCCTCGTAGTCGGTTAACAGCTCGCGCCAGACCGTTCCGGCCGGAACCTCGCTGCGCAATCCGGTCCACTGTGCCCCGTTTTCGTCCTCGATGTAGAGCAGCTCATCTTCTTTGATATTGATGCGGTAGTACTCGGCGATGCGAACGCCGTCCCTGCGTACCCAGTCGTCTTTATCCGACAATCCCGGCGAGGACGGAGGCGGCAATGTCACCCGTGGGTACAACCGCTCGAACTCCTTGCGGTTATACTCTTCAAAGACAAACGCCCACATCGCATCATTGCCGTCGACCTGCTTGATGTCGCAATCCATGTAGACATGCAGCGGATCGAGCGGCCGGATCAGCAATTCCTGATCAAACGAGCGGTCATCGATGAAATCGTGCGTTACCAGCCAGTAACCGATGCCGCCTTCGAGTTGCGCCTCTTTGGCCTGGCCTATCACCGCTTGGCCATTGCTCACATACATGATGTGGCGGACTATGCCTTCCCACACCTGCGCAGCCTCGAACGATACCTTGCCGCCTACCGGCTTGATACGCGGCTCTGGCGGGTTCTGCTTGGCCTCGTTAACGAGCTTGTTGAGGATCGTCCGCGTCTTGTTGACCGTCAGGGACGGCCGGTCATTGATGTCGCGGTCGTCCAGAACACTATCAGGCCATTGCCAATTGTTGTCGCTGTCGCCGTTGGCAAACTTGACATCTTCGATGAACAGCCGCCGGAATTCGCCTTCCCATTCCTGCGCCCGCTGGAACCGTTCCTTGGCCTCATAGAGTATCTGCTCGTCTGGCGTGCGGCCTACCTTGTCGCGATCGACCTCACGCCAGCCGCTCGGGTGGATGCGCGGGACGGCAGCGTCGGCCACGCTCGTTTATCCAAGCTCACAGAAGCAATACCAGCGTAGACCTTGGCCAAGGTCCATTTTACCATGACAAACCCTGACGATCCTCTTGCCCTTATGCGCAGCATAACCGACAAGATTGTCGATAACCGCCCTTCTCGTGTCCTTTGACATTGCATCAATTTCAATGTGTATCACGTTCACATCGCTGCCTGCATCTACCCATTCTGCTTTATGAGTTGTGCTCGGGGTTCTCTTCAACAACTTCAACAAATCTTTTGTCGCGGCTTTGATATAGGAAAAATGACTATTCAGTTGCGCCAAATACGCTGGCGTGAAGCCGCCAAAATCTTCACTCTTGGGGAACTGTACAATCTGCATCACATTTCTCCTTCATGCCCGCATCCAGCCTAGGCCGTCATTGCGCGGTGGCATGACCCGCGGCTGATGCGGTTGCGGCCGCGGCTGGTTGCTGTCGGCTTTCAGTCCCATGACGTAACAGCGCAGACTATCGGCCGGATGGCTGGCCCAGTCATGCAGCGGCTTCTGTGAGACTTCCTTGGCATTGTCGGGATCGACCTCATAGCGATAGTGAGCGAGCCCAGTGAGACCATCAGCGCAGTTCTTCTCGTGAAAATACATGCGTGAGAACATGGCCCGCACCGCATTAATGTCGTTAACAATACTTTCGGTGCGCGGCACGACCTGCACCCGGCTTTCGCCCGGATAGGCGTCTTTGGTCTGCCGAGCGATGGAATTGCGGGCAGCGAGATGCTTTGAGGAAGCATCGTGCGGCAGGTAGATGGTGCCTATCTGATAACGGCGCTTGCGCTTTTCTATCGGGTCTTCACCAATACCGGTAAGCATGGTGTCAAGGTAATGCGCCCAGTCGAAGCCAAAGTTACCGTAGTAGTCCACAAATCGGTGTTCGGTCCCGACTTGCTGAGAGAACCAAAGGGATGTCGTGTCAGCACGTCCAAGGTCAACCGAGACATTGACGGGCTTTGATCTATCGACAGCAATGCTTGGGCTGATACGACCTTCCTTTGCGGCAAGCTCGATCTCCTTTGCGTAGATGGCGCCCTGCAATGTCCGCCGTGTCTTGCCTTCCCAGACTGTGAGGTAGCTGTCGTGGTCGCGTTTTTTCAGGTCTTCCTTCTGCTTGCGCAGGACCTCGGGAAACCATGGATTATCGCGCCAGTTGATCTCTACGACCTTGGTGCCTTCCGGCGGCTCGAGCACCCAATAACGATAACTGTAGTCGGTAGCGAGTTCGGGGTTGAACTCTATCCAGACTTCGGAACCCTGCTCGAACGGCCCGTGCGGCGGATCGCGGCGTATGGTGGGCAGTAGCACCTGCCAACTATGCTCGCTGACGAACGTCGCCTCGAACACCGCGCAGATGTCGATCGACTCCATCGACTTGATGGCGGCGATGTTGTTGCGCACGCCGGCAAAGACAAACTCGGTGCCATTCTTGCCGATGATCTTGTGAGCCTGAACGTCATAGAACTCGTCCAGGTTCATCGCCCTGATCTGCTCATCCAGCGTGCGATGCACGCTTTCGCTGATTGACCGCTGGAATTCACGAGCGCAGAGGATGAACAGCTTGCGACGGCGACCTAAGATCAGTAGCGCGCGGCAGAAGTCCCAGGTTTTGGAGCCGCCGCGGCCTCCGTAGAACACCTTGTAAGGTGCCGGCTCGAACAGAATGCCGGCCTTGGCAGGGAATTCCGGCTTAACCAACATCTAAACACCTCAAAATCCCCAATAAGCATGTTGATTTAAGTTCATTGACGATTGTTGCCCGGATGAAAATGCAACTCCCCACAAGCCACCTTCAGTAAATTCAAATACCCCTGGATTAGCGGAATTCATAGCAAACGCTGAAGCCGCGACATTTTGTGTGCCTGCTGAAATCCCCGCCCCAGAACCGTCCAAAAAATATTGGGAGGACGGATTATTAAGGATGCACTGAAAAGAATGAAATGCTCCCTCTGCAGCGCCAGAAATAGACGGAACCAAACCAGCATAACACAGCATGTTGGTGGCACCAGTATCGAAGCCAACCTGCTGTAACCCACTGGATGGGGAAAATACAGAAGTGCGAACTGTGCCGGATGTCCGCTTTGCTACAATAGACCAGGTGTCAGGTTGACTATAAGCAGCGCCAACTGATGCCAGAGTCTGCACTGCGGAAAACAAGGCGCAAGGCAACGAGGCGATACAATTTATGACTAGAGTCGGCCTACTGGCTATTGTCGCTTGTGTAAGATCACAGGCTCCAGCGCAACTATTAGCTCCGCTCTGATCGAAAAACGTCTTGATGGTGCAGATCGAGCCGCCGTTGTTGCAAGTCAGGCTTGGCGTTCCCGCCAAATTAAAATTCCCTTTAGAATCCGAATTTACGTTAGCGCAAGTAGCGTCGGCTGGCGTGCAGACAAGGGCAATCTTGCCGGCAGAAGCTGCATAGGCGAGGTTATAGGCCCGCAGGCCCCACCATGCCGTCGCACTTACAACGATATCGCCTGCTCCGACAAATTTGCTTTTGCCGGCAAGCAATACCCGCTTGCCGCCGATCAAATTAGCGTCAGCTGGGGTCAGAAAAAGTGCCGCCAACAATCCAGCAAAAAAGAGTATTCTCATCAGTCAAGCGGTCCCGACATCATGATCCATGGCGACGTGCTTTCGTCGGCTGTATCCGTGCTAACCGTGATTACACAAGCGTAAAGATTGACGCTTGCCGCTAAATCCTGGTTCTTAAAATCAAACGTCTGACCTGTAAGAGAAGCATAGGTTTTAGAGTCTCCGGTAGTCACCGCCGGAGCGGCAGGCGTCAACGCGAAAGGCGGTGTGATCAGATATAGATCGTCCGTTGCATTACCCGCATATGCCGTATTGTCCGTACATGTCGTGCTTGCTGGCTTACGCTGCCAAATACGCACAACAATCTGTCCCGTCGAACCGCCAGGAGACACCCACGCGACCTGGGTAATAATCCCGGCTCCTCCAGAGATACGTGCGATCGGAACCGATATTAGTCCGCCAAGAGACTGCCCAGCCGAATGGGATGAACTATTAACATCCGCTGTAACCGCTACTGCGCCGCTATCTGGCGTCGTTACAGACTGCTGAGCATGAGCATGACGGTGATGCCCGCTGGCCAAAGCCGCAACAAGACATGACCAGAACAGAAAACGGCGCATCGTTAACCTCATTGGATATAGGATGAACTCACGCTACTACATAGTTTTGCGTAGTCACCGTCTGCCCATCAGTCGTGAAAATTCGCTGCTTCCCAATTGGAGGATCGACAGCGCCGGAATTTGTGACTGAGAGAATGTTTTCCAGCTCAATAACAAGCGCTTGCGGATTGTTAGGAATGTACCACCAATTAGTCGGTTGTCTGATCAGCCAATCATTGGGCGCCATTTCCATGTTTGGCTCACATGATCGCATGGTGAGGCGCGTCCAACCCTTTGGAAGTATTTGTCCATTAAAGAAACATCCACCAATATCGACCATCCCACCATTGCCAGTATAAAATAACCCGCGAACTGATGAGGTTTGATGACATCCCATGACCGATATTGCCTGAGTGCCAAGGTTATTGATGAAATTGGAGCTTTCTGTTCTACAGCCCATCACTACCATAGTGTTACCGCTGGCGCCGTCTATCTGAATATCCCAACCATTATCCTGAAACCCGACACCATTGATCACGTTGACTGATCCGGTATTAACGTTCACGCCTATGCCGCAATTCTGAAAATTACCACCGACAATAGTTTGCTGCAGAGCATTGAAGCCGACGACTTGCAGCCCACGAGATGATAAATTTCCGAAGAAACAATTAAGGATCAGGTTTTCAGACCCCATGAACCCGCTCTCGGCAATCATCAATCCAACGCCAGCGTCACTGAAATACATGTTCTCGAAAGTATTTGATTGCAGCGCCGTCCCCGTGCCCTTGAAATCTAGATTGAAAAGAATACTGGTTCCGTTGCTACCATCGAGCTGCATGTCGCCGAAGCGCATGTACTGACAGCCGTCCGTTGTGATCACTGGCCCGCCATCCGCGTTCTGGATTTGCGTAGAAAAACGCCCTGAACCATGAACACAGCCACCAAACCAATTCTTGCCGGTCAAGCCATTGCCGCGGACAATGAACTTACCCGGCGGAATGACAACTCGACGCTGCGCCATCTGAGTAATCGTTCCCGTTCCTGTGCCGAACGCGGCATTAAGGGCAGCTTGCAGGGTCGCAGTATCGTCTGTCAGCCCGTCACCCTTGGCACCATAATCGTCGCGCACGTTGATAAAAGTATTGCCAAGCCTATTCATCAAAGCGGTTGCTGCCGTTCTGCCCTGAGCGGCGAATTGCGAGGTCTGGTCAAAAGTCATTTTTCTATTCCTCATCGTATTCGCCAATTCATATTATCACTCAATTTGTGCTCATCAATATCCAGCGCGTGTCGGTATCGTCGTAGATCAGCGTGGCGAACGATTTGCCCGCGCGAAGCACTACGTTAGCGCCGGTCAGCGTCGTAATACGATTGGCCGCCGTCGAACTCGCATCCTCATTGACAATGGTCATTTGCTGCGATGTGCTATTGTATAAGCGCAGCTCGGCACCGCCCGGGGTTCCCGTAACATTCCCGATCTGGAATGCGGGATGAACCACGCCGCCAACACTAAAGCCCGCACTCGGGCCGATTATCCTGACGTTCTGACTAGCCGGCGTGGTGATGTTCGAATTCAGGCCGTTTGCGAGCGTGAGGGCGACAACGCCCACCGCATCAAAGCCAGTTGCGATAGCGGAAGCCGCGCCCGAAGCTGCGCCAAGATAAAGTCCACTGGCATTAAAAAATACCGGGGTGCTGCCAGAAAAGAAAGTAAGGTCGGTTCCTCCTTGATTGCTTAAGTCAACAGTACCCTCATTAAACCAAACTTTGGTCGTCGCGGTCATTGTCCCTGAGAACAAAACGGGACCGCCGGCAATGATTACTAGACCGCCATTCATATGAACGAAACCCGCCGCGGCGCGCGGCGGCAACGTGCCGATGCAGGTAAAAGTTAGCGCGTTCGACCCTCCGGAAACTCCGTCACCAAGCGCAATAAGTCCCCCTGGATCGACCCTAAAGCCAAAGTCCCAAAGGCCCCCGTTTAGCGTAATATTATCTGATAGATGCCACTCGCCGCCAGTTCCCACTACAATGAATTCACCTGAATTCGCTAATATCGCGGGATCGCCTAGAATTGCAAAATTGCTGCCGCTTCCGTCGCCGATCTGGCAACGGGCGCCATCGATCGCAGAAAGTGCGGCGCCATCAGGCTGCGTCCGGCAGTCCGCCGTGAAATTCTTGATCCCAAAGCCGATGGTCGAAAAGCCGGAGAAAGTAACAAGCCCACCAAAGAATGTTTGATTGGTTTGCACAAACGCATTAGTGGGATTTTGGCCATCGATAATAAGATACGAAATCTTGAATCCGGAAGCCAAAGCGTCGGGACTAAGAACCGTACTAAAAAAGTTGGTTCCTACTATGTTACAAGCACCATAAATCCCCGGAGACTTGAGAACGATAGTAACATCGTTGCCATTAAAGTCGCGCTCAATAAGGCTTTCAATCGCAGTTTGAATTAGGGAAAATGGCTTGGCCGAGGTGCCGTCTGCAGTAGCATCATTCCCAATTCCAGTAATGGTGAAGGTAAAGCCCGCACCCGCACCGCCGAGGTTGGCATTTGAAGCGGAGAGTACATCGCCAACGATGTAGCCCGAAGGAAACGGGATACCCACTACTGGGGTTATTGCAGTTTTAAGATCGGTGCCATTAGGCTGAACTAGGGTAACCACGCCACCGACAACAGTAATTCGCGCCGTGGCGTTGATGCCGCTACCGCCAGTCAGTGGGACATTTTCATAAACTGCACTAACATATCCCGCCCCGCCAACTATCGTGCCGTCAAACACCGTAACAAAAATGCTGATCGCACCAGCACCAACGAGTGGCGTATGCTCACCGAGAATACCAGCATTGTCAAAAAGGGAACTTTTATTAGCACCTCCGGCAATAGGAGTCACGCCGATTGACAAACCAGTTGAGCCACCCCCGCCACTCGCCCCAAAGATTGAACTCATTTTTGTTCGTACTGAAGAGCGCCGGATACCTGCACGCCGCTGCTCAAGTTAATGATGAACGAGGTCCCCAACGCCGTTGTCACCCACGGCTTGGTATCAAAGTCGAGTACCATCCCCATATTGGCAACAAACGGCATTGCGCCCGTAAGCAGATTACCGGCACCGTCCTTGAAAGTGACATTGACCGCTGCCGCCGTGATGAAAAAGATTTTGAAAATGCGGATGACTTGCCCGGCAACTCCCGCAACGATCACATTGTTACCGTTTCCAGAAATGTTGATCGCCGCCGGGACAAGATGATCGTCGTCCTGGTTAAGCGCAACATTAAGCCTAGGCACCAGCAAACTCGCGCGCAGCTTTCTTCATCGCATCGAGCCTAGCAGCCGCCGCCTGCGCCTGCTTGAGCAGGTCGTCACGTTTGGCAGTGATATTGTCGAGTTGCTTTTGCATGCCATCAACCGCAACCTGCGCTTCAGTAATTCGCCTGTCGTACTCCGACCGCGCAACCCTGATGATCCTATCCGCTTCTGCCTGTGCCGCAGCCACCACCCGCTGGTGTTCTGCTGTGGCCTGCGCTTTGATATCTCTTATCTGCTTTTGTGCAGCCGCTGTCTGCGCTTGCGCCGCTTGGAGCTTGGCTGTCTCTTTCTCCAGAGACGCAACCATATCGTCCCGTTCTTTTGTCAGCGCCGCCAGATGCGCCTGCGTGGCCTGCACTGAGGTAGCATTTGCTTTCTGCCGGCCTTCCTCACGCGCAATCTCGTCCATCAGCGCCTTGACGGCATTGGCAAGCGGATTGTCAGCCATCGGACGCCCTCCTCGCTCACTATATTGGGAAAACACCAATCCCTTGAACAATGAACTGGTACTGAGTCACCGATCTCAACAGATTATTTTGCAGCACGGTGATCACCCCCAAATCCGACCTGGACGCCGCCAAAGCCAATTTGGGATGATTAAGAAGAGAAAGTACTACCGGCGGCGGCTGGGTAATAAAAATTCCCCACCGGGTATCAGCTTGCCCGGTAACGAGATCATAGACAACGATATCCGGATTACAGCCAACGCTATTGGTGCCGTATGTATAGAATTGCTGCACTACCGGATCAAGGATTGCCTGAAGCTGAGAGGAAAAGAGCAGCAAATATGAAACAGGGCCATGAGTCTGGACAACCGTTGCTGCTGTTTCAATATCAGCAGCTGATGCTGTCTCAACATCCGACGCTGCAAACTTGGCAAGAGCAGACGGAAGATCGAGTGCTGTCGCTACTTCAATATCACTAGCAACAAACAGTCCTTTTGCCGACTCGGTATCGACCGCTGTCGCCAGCTCGGTTCTAGCCCCGGCAAATAACCCCTTTGCCGACTCGATATCGACCGCTGTTGCTGCTTCGGTATCACTGGCTGCCAGCAAGGCTTTCGCCGATTCAATATCAGCGGCACTTGCCGCCTCGATATCGCTAGCGAGAAACAAGCCCTTGGCGGTAATGACTTCCTGGGCGGTTAACGCCTCATTGGCAGTGCCAAAATAATGAACCGGTCCAGGAGCAGGAGGAACGACAAGGGCTGCCGCGACAGCCGCGGCCGGTCCAGACTTCAGCAATAAGTTGAGCGACCCGACAACTACCGGCTTGAACAGCAGCAGAAGCGACAACTACATTTCCCACCACGCCAATTGTAGATCAGAAACCGCATTGCCCGCAGTAGCGTTTGAAGCGGACCACATCGAGAACAGGAAAATCTGCCCAGGTCCGATCACAACGGGCGGATGCGGCTCGATCGCCTTGGTAATGGTGGCCGGCGGTATCACCACGTAAGGATAGTCGGCTGCGCCAAACGTAATTCTGAATTCATCGTTGACCACGACAATGGTATTGCGCAACGCGCCGTTGCCGACAATCGACCGAGCGTTGGGCGACTGAGCCGACACCGCAGGAGGAACGCCGGCGGCCGTCGATTGCGGGAATAAAGCCTGCCCGACCGGCTGTGCACCGGAGTCCATGTTGACGTTCACCGCAGGAGCTTTGTAGGCAGTCCCAGTGGTAGCCGTACCCAGCGCCGATAGCGTAGGGACACGGTTGCTATCAAGCACAGTATTGTAAAGCAAGTTAGTTCCCGAAGTGCCAGCCACTGAAACGATGAACTTGATAAAGTCCAGATAACATCGCTTGGCGTTCGGGTTTGTCGGCGCGTCCGTGTTCTGCAAGGCAAGGAAGTAAGTGATTGCCGAGTACGATGCACTGATGCCCGCCTGCAGCGCGGTTGCACCATTCAGCATGCCTGCGATGAAATAGCTGCCTTGATCTGCCAACACATGCTTGGTCGGAACCAGCGACTGCACATATTGACCGCTGTAACGATCTGCTCGCGGCGGCCCCGGAGGAGAAACGCCATCAGGATAAGCCTGCGGGAGAGCGCGCCCGACGAGGACGGATGGCTGCACGATTGTGCCAGGCATTGTCTTGTTCTCCTGCTAGGAAAGAAGTGCCGGCGATGAAAGCGGGAGGCCGCCTTGTACGGTCACCAGATTCTGCAATTCTGCCAGGATGGCCGAGAGCAATCTATTGAGCTCAACGAAGTCGGGACTGCCCGGTGATACTCGCACGGTGTCCGCATATTCGGCCCCGGTTGGAGCTATATTCAACACTGCCGTGAATCCGAGCGGGTTGGTGGGATCGCCAGTAACCATCACCTGACGCACGACGTTCTGCTGCAGAAGAAAACTGAACAGCTGCAATACATCGACGTTCGCCGAAGTCGCGCCGGATGCAATGGAAACGACCTGCTCAGCCATATCACATGCTCACCGAATAGCTGACGCTGAGCTGATCACCGGATTGCACTGTTTTGCTGCCGCCGCTGAACACGCCAGCCGACCAAAGCGTTCCAGCAGTGCTGTCAATGGTATTTACCGCTCCCGACCCATAGACGATGAAACATCCCTGCACCGTACCACTGCCGGTGAATGTGAACAGAAGAGCCGCCGATAAGGCAATCGATCCAGCCGATGCCGCCGCCCAAACACAAGTATCACGGTTTCCTGAATAGGTTGGTGCATTGGCATTGCCGGCCTCAAGCCACCCGGCATGAGAACTCATCGTGTCCGCGGCTGCTACGGCGGTAAAGCTCGTGCCCGAGATCAACCCCATGAACGGGCCGGTAACCGTATAGGCCGAACCATTGAGAAATGTAGTGAAGGCCAGATTTTTACCGACTGTCGCGACTACATTGTCAATGACATCATGCCACTTCAACCTGCCATCGGCACCATGACAATGTACTTCAAAGCGGCCATGCGCCCTAAGTCGGTCTCCCGATTCGGTCATGGACGGTTGCTGTTGTCGTTCATATTCTTGCCCCCGATGCTCGCAGCCTGCACCATTGCTGACTAGCAATCATTGCTTGTTTCCAGTCATGGCTCCCAACCCCACAGAAAAAATAATCATAATAAGTTTCCTGCCGGACATCCTCCCAGAACCAAAGCGGCGTCATCACCATCTCCCCGGCCGCATAGGCTTCCCCGGCTGCCCCTTGGTGACCATCCCCGCATCTGGCTGCTGACGGCCGGGGCCGGGCTGCCCAACACGCACAGCACGTCCGGACCGCTCATAGGAGCCATTGCCCCATGAGTGTTCGGGCGGCCCCGGAGACAGCTTGCTGCGCGTCTCCGGCATGTATTGATAGCGTTCCATGAAATACGAGCTACGGTCCGATTCCTCGGGACTGTAGCTCGATTCCTTCTTGCGCACCGGCAACGGCACGGAGTTGAGAGGCACCGGAGCGGCCGGTTGTGACTTCCTGGTGGCCATTGGTCAATCTCCTTGCCTGCCGCCGACGTGCCCTGGTATTTTTGCTATTTCTTCGATGATTTGTCTGATACGCCGCAAATGTTCGGCCTCATCACACAAAAATCCGCGCCCAGCACAATCATCACAGATAAACATGGCATAACCCCAATGCCCTGTAGACTTATATCCCAAACCTAGTCCACGGCATTTTTTGCATTCTTGATACATGTGATGCGCGCAATCTCTCACTGGTAGACGATTAGCGCATTACGAAAACCGAGATGCCAGCAAAAATAGCAATTATCACCGTATCGCGCATCACTCCGATAAAGACGGTGACATTTACTGCATTGTAGTTTCTTTTTCATATTATCCTCGCCGCGATTTCCAATGGCCAAAGCAATATGCGCCATAAAATACCGTCGCGCTCAGGCTCGTATAACCAGATGGCCACGCCAATGCCGACCGCAATGTAGAACCCAAAGATTATAGTTGTAGTCATCATCTCAATTCCGAGGCAGCTTGCTACTCCTGACCTTGCGCCGACGTGCTCGCGCACGCTTGCTCATCTTTTTGCTTGCCGCATAAGCCGACCAATACTCCGGTGGCCTATGCTTCCGTGGATGCACATGCCTCCACACCCGCAAAATCTCTGGTTCAGCCATTGGTCATTCCTCCGGCGGGACGAAGAGCTTAGCGGGCTTCTTCTCGCCGCGCGCGACCGCGATGGCCTCCTTCAGACCTTCCGCAATCTTGTTATATGCTTTGCTGCTCATCCAACGAACTCAGCATGCCGCTGCGCTTCGGCTTCCGCCTCATTCTTGGGCTCGGCCGGCAGTTGCAGCACGGTCGCGGTCTGGCCCTCGCACAGGCGGGTAAGCAGGATAACCTCGCCGTCCGGCAGTTCAAGCGCATCGTGGTGAGCGTGCATGATGTGCTTGTCGACCTGGGTGAAGCGCGCCACTTTCGACGCACGCTCATTGACATGACCGAGAAAATACGAAAACTGGCGAGTGGCGATCCTGTACTCAAACGCCAACTCAGTGCCGGGCATCACGCATACGGCGACCTTGGTTTCGTCGCGTAGGGTATCCGCCGACATGAAGCCGTTCGTACCGGTGTTGAAGTTCGTAGTAACGAGTTTGTCGCCCACCTTTGCCGGGCGAGAGGCGATATGCTGGAGGCTGAAGTCGCACATCGGTTTTTCTCCTATTGGTGTTTTTACCGTATTGCCCTTGCAATTGCTGTCATCAAAGCCGGAAACACCTTCCACCATTTACGGATAGCCTTCGCGTTCCAGATCAAGATGTAGACCGCATCAATGTCTTTGTCGTATTCGACATTGAATGCTTTCATTTTGCTACCCGTGTTTGATTGTGCGGGCCTTCCACCCGCCGGGTGCCACGCGCAACATGTCGGGAGACAGTCATCCCGTTAGGGGTTGCTTGCCAGCACTCTGTGCTTTAGGTGCAGGACTACCAAACCTTCGACCCGCCAAGCTTCACACGGCCCCCATCCGGCCCGCCCTTTGAGTAGCCGGCATTGCTACCGCGCTGGAACGACGGGACTTGCCGCCCCTTGCCTTGCGCATGGGCACCCATGTTGCCGCGGCTCTCAATAGCCGAAACCTGCCGCCCGTTCTCCACGCCATACGACTGCATAGTCCAGTCGCGCAGCGGGGTAGTGCCGTTACCGTTCTTTGCCATTTGAGTTTCCTTTGGTTGGAGAGGAAGCGCCAGAGGCTACCCGAGCCATGAGTCTACATATGGTCGTGTCAGGAGCCTCTGGCTAAGGCCGGGAGGAGCGGCCTATTCGCTTATGGTTCCGCACTAGCCACGATAATACCGGTAGCGGACGCCGTACCCAACGTCATCAGCTGGTTTGCCGTACCCGCTGCTGGCACCGTGCCAGCCGTACAGTTGATCAACGCCCCTACCGTCGACGGCACCGTCGCCAGCGATGCGGAAGCCGAAAGCGTCGTACAGGCACCCAGCGTTGTGTACGCCGTTGTCGTGAACAGCTGGAACCCGGTCGTGAACTTCATCACGGGCGCCAGCCGCATCGGCACCGGGAACACGTAGTAGCAGTTGGCAACCGTGACCGACACGTCGGCACAGCTAGCAACGGTCGAGACCAGCGTCTGGCTTTCAAAGTTGTATATCCAGTAGTAATACGCCAGAGCCGCCTCAACCTGTGCCGGACGGCGTTCGAAAGCCGATGGCGAGATCACACCGGCAGGCTGGTTAGGCGTTACCGTCGACGGCTTGGCCTCAAGCTGCATGCCATTGACTTCGATCCAGTCGGTCGTGATGGCCGTGGTAGCCGCAGGAGCAAAGCAGATCGATACGCTCACCCCCGTCACCGGAGTTGTGGTGCCGGGGGCATTGACCGGGATCGGCGCATAGACCGAGTAACGGGTCCATGTTGTCGAGCCTTGAATGGTTGCCACACCTGCCGCCACCGTGCCGGTGGTGCCGGGCGAGAAGCCGGCAATGGCCCTGGTGAAGTTGGTTGGTCCGGCCGAGATGAGCCCGACATCACCAAGCGCAGCCAGCGAGCCGTTGCCGCCAGCGAAGCCGAGTGTGGCCTGCGTGGCCGCAGTATCGGCCGCCGTGTAGTAGTCGACATTGACGGTGAAGTTGCCGGCAGTCGCCGACATGCCCGCACCCTCAGATAGCCAGAACGAGAACACCGCGTTGTTACCGATGAGCGGCGCCGCCGCGGCCTGGTCGAGCGTCTGGCCGACACACATGATGCCTGCCGCACCGCTTGTGGTCCGGGCAAGTCTCAGTGCCTTGGTGTTGTTAAAGCCCGGAATGACGGCGGTTGCTGCCGTGCTGTCCATCGTCACGGTAACACCGGCCGCCGGGGCAATGACCCACCACCGATCCGCCGTGATGACAGCCGCAGTCGGTGACAGGGTAGCAAGCGACGCGATACCCTTGGTCGTGGACAAACGCTGCGCCGGATTGGTGGTCATATCGCCACCGATCAGGCGGTTGGTCATCGAGCCGTTCAAGGTGGTGGTTGTGAGCAGCGCGGACGGGATCAGCACCGTCTGCGGTGCCGCACCGCCAGCAAGCCCTGTATCGGCTGGGATCAGTTCCGATCCCGTGAGCCCCACGGGGCCAGCAGGCGCTGTGCTATTGCACTGTGTCGGCGACTGCGTCACGCCGGGCGTGGTTGGAGTTTGCTGGAAAGAGCTAAACCCAGTGCAGTAGGCTGAGCCACCAACAATCGGCAGGCCGGGGAACAAGCCGGCCGCATAGGCGAGGGGGATGCCGATCACAGCAATAGATGCGCCGACAGCCGCCAGTAGACGGACTCGAATAGTCATGTCAGGTCTCCAGGTTTGGCCGACGCATCAGGAGCGACGGCAGGAACAGGTTCACTCACAACAGGAACAGGGTCGTCCGGATTAGGCGCCGGCACGTCTAGCAAGTCAGAACGCACGTAAGGCATGTCATGCGCCTTGCGCACGCCCTCAAGAGCGGTGATGAGGTCTTGTGGCAGTTGTCCGCGGTGTATCTCCCACTTATCGAGCAGCTGCTTGACCCGCTTATCGAGCAGCTCAGGCCGCGTTAGCTCGTTGTCTCGCTTAGTCATGCTGGTCTCCATGTTGGGACGGCAAGCCTTGCGCCGGTTGGAGGTGAATAAAACTCTGAGAACTGTTCATCTATTTGCTTCAGAAAATTGTTGCTATTAACAAACAACCTGATTGCCTCTCTGGTGATCATGTTGAGTGTCAGCACATTACGACTAGGCAGCCAAATAGATGGCACACGGATAGGCATGATGTTTTCAACGGCAACGATGGCCGGAGCAGCAAACAAACCAGCAATAACAGAGCGACGAGAAATCACGATACGGCCGTTTGGTTCGCGGCTTTCAGTTCTCTCAAATGTCGGATACGCACACCCGCAACAGTTACATGCCAATCCAGTGCCGACCTGTGATGCGGAGGAATCCAACCATCCTGCTCATCGGCATATCGCATTACAGCGTCGTATTCCTCATCGCCGAGGTAACATTCCCTGACTGGATAAGGAGTTATTGTGCGATGCGCATGCCGCACTGAATTCATAATTGTTGCGATAATGTTAGACATCACTTGAAGCAGCCTCTCGGTTCGCGGCTTCCATACAGTCCACACGCTCACACGGCTGCGTCACCATGCGGTCGCAGCCGAAGCAATAGCGGCTGTCGATAGGCATATCAGGGGTAATCTTGAACCCTTGCCCTCTCTCCGCCCTCAGCGCGGATAGTTTTTGCTCAGCTACTTTATGGGCTTGCACATTACGCGCTTCAACGTCTTCCGGGTCGACTGCGGCTCCGCATGTTAAGCAGGTGCGCCGGGGCAGATCGCCGCGCTGCTCTGCCCGCTCACGAACTCTCTTGATGGCTTGTTCCCGGTCGGCTGCGGCCTGCATCTCTAGATCGGTCGGCTGCGCTCGACGCTCAACCCATATCCCCGTCATGTCGATTGCTGTGCCTGGACCGTCCCAAAACCGATGCTCATGTCCGGCCTCAAGCAGCTTACGCTCAATCTCATCGTAGACTGACTGGCTCAGTTCGAGCTTTGCGAGGGTGGGAAGGCTAGCTTTTCTTGACATACTCGAATACACCTATCTTTTCCACAAGTGCACGAACTTTGATGCCATCTGCAGCAAGATTGTATTCAAATCCCCAATCAAAAAGGACCTTCCTGATAGTTTCAATCTCATCCTCGGTAAAGGTTATCTTACTCAGGTCGGTTTCTTCTCCCATAACTTCACCTGCACCATTCGGGCTATCTGCCGGCACCTGCCATAGTGAAGCCTCAACTAATTCTGCAAGGACCTGACCGCCACGCAATGCTGCCCACATCTGCCTTTCACGCCTTGGAATACCCGCACTTAATTTTTTAATATCCCCCAACTCATTAAAGTATCCTTCAACTGGACAAGGTACACGGCGCATAGCCTTCCAGCTAGCCTTTCTAGCTCGCTGCTGTGCCCTCGACGCTGAAACCCCTAGCCTCTCCCCAATAAATCGGTACGTTGCACCAGCCTGAACCATACGAAGAACCAAGCGATCCATTTCGTTTGCTACTTGCTTCTGAGCAACTTCCAGAGGCACGCGCCACATCCAATAATTCAAAGCTTCAGCCCGCCGCCACTCTACTAATTTCTTCCGAAGCTGGACTCCCTCACGCTTGAGTGCATCGCCCTCACGTCTCAATTCGTCGATGCTTTTCCCCACAACTCTACCCGCTCCTCTGGTTTATCAACAAAGCCTATCCGCTCTTCCTGCCCGTGGCAGCGCACACGAACAAACCTCTCTGTCTTTGTGTGCAGGCGCATCACGTCGGTAACTGTTTTGTTGCACTTAGCGCAATAGACTATAGGAATGAAGGATATCACTGACTCTCCTTCGCTAGTGCCCGCGCGAGCCTCCTGATAAGACGACGCTCTGGAATACGACGAACGGCCTCACCTATAGTCCGCGCATCCTCGTCGTCGCAGCCGTCAAGCAGCCATTGCTTGACCTTATGGTACTGCATGTGACTGAGCAGGTTCTCATAATCGCTCATCACTTAGCACAATAGACCGCGGGGATGAAGGAGGTCATTTGCTATCGTATTCGATGAAGTATTCTGTATCATATCCGCATTCGTCCAGAAGACCTTTAATATCATATTGATGTGGCGCAAGCCTTTGCCCAGTATAGAAGTCCCAAGTCACATCGTCCCAATTCTTTGCGATGAGAGCCATCTTACCTGATGGCTTATGAACGAGCCACATTCTGTCATTTGCCATTCTCTGCCTGCCACTTGTCGCAAGTGTCGCGAAGACGGATCAACCCCTCGACAAGCGTGCAGCGGCCAATATCATTTCGCTTGTGTTTGTTGTCACGATACATGCAGCAGGTGCCACAACGCTTGCTATTGGTCGCCGGACGATAGTTGACTGAGTCCTTGCTCACCTTGGACATTACCAAATACCTTGTCCCACTCTGCTTCAATGTGTTCGAGCACGTACTTGTGCATCCAACAACCATTAGCAATGCTAACAAGCTCTCTTCCACAAACAGCACATGGTTTGGTTTTCTGAACTACTTTACTCATCATCCCGCCGCTTTAGAGCTGGAATTATGAACCATCCAAGCAATGCACCAATCACGACACTGCCGATAAACCAGTCTATCTCACTCATCATCCCGCCGCTTTGGATGCACGAACGTTACTTCGATCTTGTCGCCCTTACCAGATGAAATAGTCAACGCGGCAGCCTCATCAGCAGATGGCGGTGCACCCCATGCGCGCTCGATGATAAGTTGGCAGGCTTTTATCGATGCAGCTTCCTTGCTCGACTTCATCCAATGCACGAGGCGGTTAAGCGCCTCTGTGGTGTGCTCCTGAGCAAGCAATGCAAACTCGGTACGCCCTTTGGGCCGCCCACCAGGATTGCCGCTAACGCCTTTCTTGAATGTCATTCTTGTTATTCGACTTGTTTTGAAGTGCAGCCTTTTCTAATTTGTTCGCAAGTACACGTAATTTATCAGCCACGCGCAGTAAAATATCCCCATCTTCGTTATCTTCAATAAGTTCATCAACCAATTGCTCTACCGTCGTTTGATAAATTACCTGATTTCCACCATCCGCATATTCCCCTAGACTTAAGCCGAAATAAATCGTGCATGGGTCATCAACTGGAGGTCCACCAAGCCCATCACTATCACCCCACATAACTGGCAAATCGGCAAACACCCCGGAATTGATTGCGGCTTGAACGTCATCGCCTACCCATTTGGCAATTTGCTCAGTATGTGAAACATGCTCAAGCACTGGCATTACCACTCTCCCTTAGGGTATTTATCAGCACCGAATTATATTATTATACGATTATGGCATTTACCCGCGTCGTCAAAATAGAACGCCCGATGGTAGTAGCTCATGGCGAGGATGAGGCTTGGCGTGTGTTCGATGAGAAGCGGCAGCACGAGGAACTGGTGATCCCCGACCGCTGGCTACGCGATGCAATGGGTGCACGGATGCAAGCCTTCTTTGACGCTACATGGTCCGCTGACGATGGGTGGCTGTTCAAGCGGCGACTGAAACAGTGGTATCACTGGCAGTAGGCTTCATTGCATTGCATAAGCCGAATTAAGCGGCGCGATCAGGATCATAGCCGATGGGGTTGGGGGTGAACCTTGACAGGCACCCCGCCGGTTCCAGCTAGATCGACTCTATGTCCGCAACGCTAACGGTCATCGGCACACCACGCGAACCAAAGATAGATGTAGATACGATGATCCGCCGCCTACCGTCAAGCCGCAAGATTATACCCCCAATTTGCAGCTTAGTAATATAAACCCGTTGCCCGACCTTGAACGGAATTCCATCCCGCGCTGCAATAATGCTGTCGTTCAGTGCCGATTCGATTTCGCGTATTCTGTCCATTTCGTGCTCATCCAACGTCTCTGGCTTACCGTTGCCATCACGGAGGAACCGCCGTACACCTGGCGCATCCTCGACCAGCTTGCAGTCTGCCGGATGTGGCAGGAACAGATAACCAGGCAGAACCGACCGCCATTGGATGCCACTCCGGACCTGAAATTCCCGCCAGTTTACCCGATACCGTGCCCAATAGGGCTGTAAGCCCCGCAGGCGCATCCAGATGCACGCACGCCGTTCCAGGCCAGTGGACATCAGGATGACATACCAACTCAACCCACAACCTTCTCTGTGGCTTGTAGGGCCTATCTGTTCGGACACCGCTATTGCCCCGTGCATTGTTGCTCCTTTCCCGGTTCTTTCCGCCGCACCTCGTCCGGCATTGTTGGGCAGCGCCAGTCAGGACAACGATTCAGCATTGCCAGCTTGTCCTCGACGATTTCAACGCCGCAACGGGGGCATTTCATTTCGGCGGCTCCGGTAACGGCATCCAGTGGGTCGCATTTTCCGCCCCATAAGAATACCAATAGTCCTCGTCGCATTTGAAAATTTGCCATCCCGGCACAGGATCACGGTCACCGCCAAATTCACAACTGCCAGTCCAATAACCGACAAAAACATTGTCTCCGTCAGTCAACAAAATTCGAGTTCCGTCTCTCGGCGGCCATGTCGTTTCAATGGGTTGCCACTCATTCATCGGGTTTGCCGCTTTAATTCGTGCAAGGCACGTTGGACAATTTGAGGATCGTTGCTGTGCTCGGAAACCCAAAGCAACGCCTCCCGCAGCCGGTTTATCTCCTCGCTGTATTCGGCAACCAGCCGGCCGAGCAATTCTTCGTTGTCATCAGATTGATTCATACCCAGCCCCGCCGGTGGAGTGATGCCGCGAGGTGAGGCGAGGCCATCGACTTCGTTTCTTTCTCGCCCACCCCTTGCGGCAGTCCGGCCCTTATCTCTGAGTCAGAGTTAGTAGAAGAGTTATCTTTCTTATTAAGGTAAGGGCCACGTCTTGCTTGTTCGTCCTGCTCAAGCACCTGCTGCGCCATCTGCTGCACCAGGGCCTGATTACTCTTATTTACTAATGCCGTATGGACGCCGCCCAGATGGCCAGCTCGTCGCTTTACGACTGAGCGTTCAGCATCGCGTACCATACGCCGGTTGAACAACCGCCCGGTGCGGTCACGGCTGCCGGCGCCCTTTTCCACTATGCTACCGATAAGCTCAGCCACCTCAACTGGAGAGCCGGCATTACAAATGCGGGCGATCTCCTCGTGGGTCAGTGGCCTCCCTTTACTATCGGTCACATAGCCGGTGGGTACGCCGTCAGCCGCTAACGCTAGTAAATCAATCCACAGCCCGCGCTCGGCAAGGGTAAGGCGGCGTACCGCCTGATCGCCCAGCCAGTCGGACCAGTACCATTGTGCTCGCCGCGTGGAGGTCATTGAACGCTCATGATCGCCCGCCCGATGATTTCCGCGATCTGCGGAACGATTGCGTTGCCGAGCGCCCGCAGTCGGTCCACCCGAGCGGGAACCCCATGAGCCACTCGACCCACGTTGGGTTCAGTGAGCCACCAACTTGAGCCGCTAAAGGAACCTCGTTCCTTCTGAATTCGGATGGCGGGGCATTGTCCTTCCACGAACGCTCCCGTGGTGTCGGCCACATCCTTGCTGCCGCAGTCAGCGTGTCGGGCTTCCCCCGATGCCCACCCGTTTGTCCGCTGTCCTCGCTCCGCGGCGTAGGCCACAATCCAGACCCGATCGCGTCTGTGAGGGGCACCAATGGCGGAAGCTGGTATGCAGTGCCATTCCGCATCGTACCCGAGCGCGGCCAGGTCTCCGAGAACTCGGCCAAGCCCCCGTCCAAGCAGAGCTGCGACGTTCTCCACGATGACGTAGCGGGGTCGTACTTCGCCAATAATTCTGGCGTACTCGCTCCATAGTCCTGAGCGAGAGCCTTCAATTCCCGCGCCCTTTCCCGCGACGCTGATGTCCTGACAGGGGAAACCGCCGCAGATGAGATCAATACTGCATCCCGCAGGTTCTCCGTATTTAGCGAGTTGCCCCACGAACCCTTCAGAACTTTGGCCTTCTCCAATAGTTGTTCTTTGTTTCGGCCGGGCATCCCATCCAACGTATTGGGCGTTGGCCAAAACTTCAGCGGTAAGCTCTCGCACGTCTCCGAAAACAGGGACATCTGGCCAGTGCTTTCGGAGTACGGCTTGGCAATATCCGTCGATCTCACAGAAGGCGACGGTTCGCATTCCAGCTCGTTCGAGGCCGAGTGAGAAGCCGCCGATGCCGCTGAAGAGATCAAGGACATTCACGCCGCGCGCCTTTTACGGATGAATTCCGCACACGCCTTCCGCAACTCGCACCGCCCCTTCTCTATCGCCTGCTTGAGCCAGTCGCGCTTGTCTCGCTTGATACGCATGGCTATGCGACCGTTGGCAATTGCATTGTCGAGCTGGAGGCGCAGGAAGTTCATCCGAACAGCGTCTCCTGTTTTGCAGGTTTTAGCTGCTCGATAAACATGTCGGGCTGCTTCAGCGCCTCGCCAATGCGGCGGCAAGCGATGTCAAAGTATTTGGGCTCAATCTCAATGCCGATGAACTTGCGGCCGAGCTTGACGGCGGCAACGCCAGTGGTGCCGGAGCCCATGAAGGGGTCGAGGATGGTGCGACTGTTGGGGACAAAACCGAGACACCAGCGCATAACCTCTATCGGTTTTTGCGTTGGATGTTCGCGCTCAATGTCCCTCTCCATCCGCATGCAGCCGTTCCAAAGAAACCGTATGCGCCGTACAGCTTTCGGCAAATTCGTCCATGCCAGCTCGCAATCCGCAAAATCGTTTGCTGGCCCCATCTTATCCCACACAAGGATGCAGCTAGTCGGCGGCAGATGGAAATAGTTGCCTCCGAAAATGATTTGCTCATCCGTATTATTGAGCAGCCACGTAATCACACTGGGGTCGCATGGTCTGTCGTCCCAATTCGACTGCTCGTACTTATCGGCCGACGCAAGTTTGCCGCGCGATGCAAAGTTTTTGTTACTCTCGCCAATCCCATATGGCGGGTCAGTCACCACCGCATCGACCCTCGGTAGCGACGGCAATATCCCCCGGCAGTCGCCGAGATACAGCGTTACGCCTTCCGCTAGTTGCTCGATGCGGTTCACGCCGCCCGCCTCCCGCCATTTTTGACGTACCGGCGAACTATGCCAGGACCGCGGCCACTGTCATTCCAGTAAGTCCGGTTAACTGACTTCGAAGCCACATAGGCCATGTGGTAGTGTCGGGGACAGTAGGGAAACCCGAGCACGCTATCGGCTCCGCAATACATCATCGGCTCGCCGTCACGGTTATGCGGCCAGCGGCAGTGGTGCACTTGCAGTTCGAGGAGCGTGACCGGATTATTATTGATCTCCTGCTTTAGATCAGTGGCTTCTCTGCCGATGGATGCTGGCGCGAAGCCGTGGCCGGGGGCGCTGGCAACACGGCGATAGCCACCGTTCTTCTCCTTGGCCTTCCACCGCTGCCATGTGCGTTCATGCACGTCTGCTTCTGCCCACGGCTTAGGTTTTGGTTCTGCGTGTTCCCGTGACTTCGGTCCTAACAAGCCAAGCCTGTGTATCTTGCCGATGACTGCATTGCGGGTGATGCCGCCAAGCTCGGCCGCAATCTGGCTCCCCGAACAGCCCTCCGATACAAGCTTGGTCAGAAGCTCGACCCGCGTTTCGGTCCATTTCGGCTGTTCGATTGGTGATGTGCCTATTAGCATTATATGCGCTCCGGGTAAGTGGGTTCTACACAGGGACATTCACATGGCCAGCACAGGATTGCTCGATACTGATCCATGTGCGGATGTGGACGGCACTCCACAGCCATCCAACCGAGTTGCAAATAGGTTTCCAACAATCTCCAAGGAACATAGCGAAAGGTGCGGATCATTCTGCAGCTACCTGTGCAAACATGCCCGCATCGTCCCGTAGCCGCCGCTCGGCCAATGCTCGGCGAGAGATTTCTCCAATCCCATCTGGCCAGAAACACCATAATCGCGGAGTCCCCAATAAGGAGGCGATGTCACAATGCACTGAACCGATTCATCCGGCAGCGTGCGCAGTACCTCGCGGCAATCGCCTTTTAGGATGGCGACGCTCATCTGCGCAGTTCCCACACGACAGCCATCCGACCCGATTGAACCATCCTTCTCTTTCCCCCATCCACCACATAGCCCATCAACTCCAGTTCGCGACGGCGCGGACGCTGCGTATTGGCGGCCATTCTGAGGTCTTCTTGCATTTCCTCGTCGGTCGCATTCCTGGCTTTCAGATATTCGATAATCTCGCGGTGCAGCTTGCCAACGCGATACTTGATATGCGCAGCAGATTCTCGCGATGTATCGCTATGTGTTTGATAGGGCGGTGCACCATTGTATGGCTGCTGCTTCAAGGAGTAGCCAAACAAATCGCGCTGGTTGGGATCACTCATGTAAGCGAGCCCGCGCCCTGAGGGATGGAACAGGACGCGGGCTCTGACGACACCCTACCGGGAGGGTCAAGGGCGTCGTTTGGCAGCCGCCGCGCATAGTCGCGGCTTAGTCGTGGAAGGGGGTGTAGACGGGCAGCGGTGGCCGCCCATTCTTTTGGAGGATCGGCGAGGGTGTGGAGTTGGTGGAGCTGTTCGCCCAACCACGCGAGCTTGTGGAGGCCATGAATAACCGTCGAATGATCACGCCCCCCGTGCATCTGGCCAATGAAGGGGCTGGATCGGCCCGTCAAAATTCTGCATAGCAGCATCGAGACATGACGAGCATGGCACACCGGGACCTCACGGCTCACTGCTTTCAATTCGCTCGAACGGAACCCATAAGCATGAGCCGTTGCGCGAATTACGCTTTCGACTAGATTCCGACCCACTTCCTGGGAGATTTGAAGCCGCTGGCAACTCCTCATCTCATCCAAAATTTGTTCAGAAGTGCGCCCTAGCCAAGGGGTAGCGGGGTCCGGTTTAGCCACCGGAACCGGCAGCGGCTTTGGCGTTTTCAAACAGGGAACGCGCTGCGCAGCGATGATTGCACGTTGAAGTGTCGTGGTATTTCCGTTCATTGATTGCCTCACTCGTTAGGTTGCAACTGAACTATACGTTCAAAGATGAACAATCCGCTTTTGGTTGTTCCACATCGCCGCCATCCAGCGGCCACAAAGCAGAAGCCCGGATTGGTGCTCCTGACTGCTTTCGGATTGACGTATGTGTAATGCCTTTCACGAGGCCAGCAGAAATCAGCAACGGCGTCAGCCTGTCGGACAAGCTCACTTGATTTGTAGCGGCGCGGGGCTTCGTTACGAAAGACAGCGCAGTTGACACCTGACTGCCCGCTGTCGTCGATGAATTTCCGCCAAACAAACATGGCGTCAGCATCTCCGGTGCGGAGCACGATGTGCTCTCCGGGGCCGACGAATTGGCTGCGTTTGCGTCCGTCTCGGTAGTCATAGCAGGAGTAGTGCCTTTCGTAGAGTTCCAAACACGACAGGTCGCCATCCTTCGTTACATACCAAAGAGGCCCCATCTCAAACTAAACTAGGCAATGCGAACGCCATCTTTGCTCACCAGCTTGAGGGCGGCCTTAACCGGCGCGAATTGAGCCATTGTGCCATTGATAACTTCGGTCACCTTGTCTGGGCTGGTGACGGCTGCAAGCGCGATGGCGAAAGCACCTACTAATGCCTCAAAAGCCTCCGCTGCAGCATCCGGGCCGAGTTCTGCAACCATCCGCATTGCTGAATGGCTGGTTTTCTGGCGCATGTATTCGATGTAGCTGACTTCGCTCATGACAGTGGCTCAAAATTATCAGCGAAGTATTGTGCTGCAACGAGCCATTGATCGGCATGGTTCTTTGGGTTGCGGGCGATCATGTCGCCGGCTTTCGGCGACCCGGCCGCTTTGTCAGGTGCAGAGATGCTAACACCATCCAAAGTTTCGCCCAGCTTGTAGGGCCGCAATTCCGCGATCTGCTTGCGACGGTATTGCATCCAATCATTCGCGTGTTTGGACACTTCCATGGCGATCTCCTATTTCTACAAGTCGCCGCTGCGAAACGTTTGCTTCGGCCGTTCAGACAATGCGGCTTTCTTTTCCAGCCAATCACGACGCTGTTCAATTGCTGACACGAGTTCTGAGAACTCGTCACGATGTGCCTCGATTAGGACATTGATTGCAATCAGTTCATCCCGGAGACGATTTCCGCGATCATCGCGAGCGCGCCAATATGCGGAGCCGCGCTCCCAATCGATCTCCCGCTGCATAGCCAGCCGTGGATCATCATCCCATGTCCCCCATCTGCGAGCTGTGTCGGCGCATGTCATACAAGTGAGCATCGCCGTTCGTTGCCGGCCCATATCCTTCAATCGTTCGAAATACTCTTCTCGCGTGAGTACCTTCACCTTGGAAGCGTCGTACCCGCACTCGGTTATTACGCCCTCATCCGAACGCCACGGCAGACGTGGCCGCAAGATGTGATCAACCGGCTCTTTCACGCGCAATCTCCTCCCCGTTAGCCATCGCTAAAAATCTCGTGCATTGTCGCCTCGATGACGCTGAACGGAGGCGGAAATTCTCCTGACAACCATCGTGCCGCTGTTCGCTCGTTCGTCCTCGCGATGGCAGCAACATGCGCCGCAGTTTTGTGTGGCCACAGGAACTTAGCTACAGGGCCAAACTTTCTAATGACGATTTTGTCAGTGCCCTGTCGAATATGCCGTTCGATCTCGCTTTGATCAGCAACTTGCCTTTCGTAAACTGAACGCATGACGACCCCCCTACACACGCACACACACTACGAACGGTCATCGCGGCCATGTTTCACCCCCGCGATAAAAAGGCTGGTTTCTGATGTCGAGTGATGGATCAGTGTCGGCTTCTCGCGGGCCGGGCGCTACTCCGGCTGCATCTTCACGATGCGGACCACGGGTTACTGACGGAGCTATCGCCGCACTTCCCTCGCGGGCGCTTTCAAGCGTCCTCCGGCTTTCCCCATGCACTGCCGCGTGTCTGCTTTCCACGCCGCCGCGAGATTTGGGAACAGGCGAGCCCGTAGGCAAGCCTGCCTCACGAGCAGGCTCGATCTCATCCGAAGGAATAGAGACCGGTGTAACTGCGGGCTCTACGATGCCGCTGGCTGGCGTGCCGACAGCATCGGTCTCTGATAAGGAATGGCCGGACGTTTCCGTACCGGCCAAGTTGCCGCCGCCATTGGCCAGGGAGGTTGCCTGCTTTCGATCGGCGGCGGAGTGCGAGGAAGCCGTGTCGGTTCTGTCCCCCCCGACAACCCCGAGGGCCGGCGCGGCTTCTGAAATAGGTGAGGCTGCGGCTGTCGGTGTGCGGACTGCCTTCATCCGCGACTTGAAGAAGCGATCTTCTGAAATAGGTGAGGCTGCGCCGGAGGGGACTCTCGGCACAGCCTCGTCGCCGCGTGTGGGGGGGCTGCTGGTGGACGCGGCGAGTTGGGGTTTGGATTGTGGCGGAGTTTTTTGTTTTTCCGCCACATTGTTGAGGCTAATCATTGCTGCGTATGTCAGGGCGTTGTCAGCCTTGGCCGCGAGCTTCTTGACCCGCTCGCCGCCGTCGCGCTCGTCTTGGATTTGTGCCTTGAGCAGCGCTTTGACCTGTGACCAGTCGAGACCTTGTTCCGAGGCTGCCTCGCGGATTTCGGAAAGCTCCTCGGCGGCATCAAGCGCAGCCTCGATCGCTGGTCGCGCCGCGGCGCAAATCTTGCGGAGGTTTTCGGCGACAGTCATGCTCCACCCGTTGCAACCGCAACTAGATATCCACAGGTCGTCCACAATTTGCCGCAATCCTGCCGCCATCTACCTAACGTCGGAAATGGGATGCGCGACAAACTCAAGTTGTGAGGGGTGGCATGAGTGGCATAGACGAAAACGATCGGCTGTTGGCCGACTTCGCGTGTATCGACCCGATCTATGCGGACGGAGTTGCGGGCATTTTGAACCTGGGGCCGAACTTCCAAATGCTCTTTTTCCGGTGGGTTCCAACACGATCCGAACACGGGGTGGTCACAATGGAAAAAGCCCCGGCGGTCTCGATCATCCGGCCCAAGAACTCGATCGTGCTGTGCAGTCAACGCGATTGCGCTTTCCTGAAAAGCGTCGACACCCTCAGCAAGCCAGGGCAACCCGAAGTGCCGCTGCACTAAAGCGGTCATTCGGCGGCCTCGGTCTGTACAAGCTCGAGAACCGCGTGCGGCAGTTTATCGACGGGGACCGCCCCGCCAGTGGCATTGCTTATGCGCTTGGCGAGCCCGAAGGAAATGCCGCGGAAACCCTTCAAGACCAATGAAAGATGCGATTCCGAGCATCCGACTTCACGGGCAAATTGAGCCTGCGTTATTTTTCTGGACCGGATAAACTCCGCAAGCATTGCCCGTCCGTCCTGTTCGCCGAATGTTGCCGTGTCCATGATTGCTGACTTTGCCATTAGCAAAGTATCGTGTCAAGCATTTCTTTGCTGGCAGGAAATGGACATGGAGCACGGACAAATCGATCATTGCCCCATGGGCCGATCGTTCAAGGGAAAGCCAAAAGGGCCGAATAAAGCCCTTCCTGACCAGCTGGAGGAGGCCTTTCCTCCGCTATTTGTTGGCGGCTGGATAAAGACCATGGGCTTTCGCCCGTCTGAAGTGGCTCGCGAAACAGGCATTAACGAAGGATATCTTTCCCAAATTATCAGCGGCAAAAGGGACAATCCTAGTCGTCTAGTTCTCCACAAAATCGCAAATTGCATAGGTATTCCAATGGAATACTTCAATCGACCGCCGCCAAATCGGCAATTCCTCACCGAGGCCGCTGCGCTTGATCCCACCGTCCTTCAAAAAATACGTGAGCGTAATCAATAACTTGTAAGAAACTTTGCTAGAGGCAAAGATTTCGGTTGACTTGATACTTTGCTAATGGCAAAGTGCCCCCATAGACAGAGGGGAGCACGGCAGATGGCTTATCAAGTTCAAGTTTTCGACCTGGAAGGGCACAAGACCGCAGACCTCGGCCGGTTCGGCAACATCGCTTCTACCCGCCAAGCGATGCTCAACCACTCCAACACTATCAACCTGCCCGACCACCGCGATTCATTCGGCCCCTTCGCCAATCTCTCAGAGGGTTGGTTCATCGGCTGCACCGAATATCACATCCGGCAAGTTGGGGCTGCGTCATGAAAATCCGCATCATCCTTTCCACAGCCAAGGGCGAAACCGACCGCCAGACAATCGAGGCGGACGAAACAAGCCTGACCGATGACATTGCCCAAGCAATCAAGTGTTGGGAAATCAAACCCGGCGACACCATCAAGATCGTGGAAGTGTCATGACTGCCGCCGCTTTCCGCCCCAACACCGACCACTATGACCGTGCTGAGGCCCGCGGCCGTATAGCCGCCCAAGCAGTGCGCGAGCGCGGCGGGAGTGAGTTGGAGGCAGCGATAGCACAGATCAGGGCGACGTTCGACGAGCAGCTGCGCGCTGACACTCTAGCCGCTTTCAAGCTCAGCGCCGCTATTGCATCGGGCCGTGCGCCGACGATGCAAGAAGTAGCTGATGTGCTGAGAACCCCGGCCAATTGTCCGCACTGCGAATTTGACCGACGCTTTCCAGGGTTCGAACGTGGAGGATGGATACAGCAGGACAACAACGGGCCGATTGTTTCCTGCCCCCTTTGCAATCCTGATGGAACTGAAAGTCCACGTCCATGAGTAGCAACCTCCCTCCCGGCATTACCGATGCTGACATCGACCGCGCTGCGCCTGGTTATGAGGAGTGGCCGTGTCAATGGGACGAGAAAGGCTATTGCCTCACATGCGGTGCTGGTCCTGATGAAGAATGCGGATGGGACCGATGAGCCAGAAAGAACGAACAGCTACCGAGTCGCTAAACATAGCGTTAGCTGGCGTTGAGTCGGGCGTCACTATTGCCCTCACGTTCGCCGAAAACGAAGAATGTAAGAAAGCGTTGGCAACCGCGCAGAAATACCTTGAGCAAGTTCGGCAACACCTTGTCACAATTCAGTTCCACCGAAACCAAATCTAGAAGCGCGTCATGACCACCGAAACTTACGAGCGGCTGGTAGCAATTGGGCGAGCCGGCGAAGTCGTAAAGCGTCTTCGGGGCGACTGGAATCTGAACCCTGACGATTCCGTCTATCAAGCATGTGCCGATGGCGCCGACACAATCGAACGGATGGAACGGGAACGCGCTACTTTGATGGGCTACGCGCAGGGGCTTGAGAGCCGGATTGACTGCTTGGAGGCGGAAGTTGCTTGGTGGCGAGAGCAGATTATCAAGATCAAGACTTACGTTAAGCCTGACAAAACTAAGAGGGGATGGCCTATGACCATCCCCATCGTCGCCATACTGATCGCACTCGCCATTTGGGTCGATGTCATGGCTATTTGCTATGCGATGTTGAGCAGATGAACCGTGTACCGCATGTGGGGAGGATAATCATGTTTACCAAAGAAATGCGCAAAGCTCTTGAGGCTGACGGTCTGACACTAAATCAACTGACCGGCGAGGACCATGGACCTTATTTCATAGATACATGGGAGACCTGTTCAGACTGCAGCGGTGACGGCGAGATTTTGGAAGCACGTCCACAGCATGACGATCAGGAATTTTGTGTTGTGCGCCAATGTGAGAAATGCGGCGGTAGCGGATGGGTTTGTCAATGAACACCACCATCCTCAAACTCTCAGACAAGCGCGAAGCACTCAAGCAGCGCATCGCCATCCGCAAGCGCGCCCACAAGGGACATGCGGACCTGGATGTTCATCACCTTGCCGCAACGATACGGCAACTGAAAGCCGAGATGAGACGGCTACGAAAACAGGAGAAGGCATCATGAACTCCAGCGATCAGATCGAAGCCGAACGTCGCGGCCTTATTCACACAGACGATCAATACGCTTCTCATCCAAGCCACAAAGCCGCAATGGTCGTTCGTGCTGTCATGAGCGGCATTGCCGACATTCCCGATGTCGCTCGCGATCTCAGCCAGCAAGACATTGATGATCTCAAGCTCGCCCATGCCCGGCTCGGTGACTATTTGTTCAGCCGGTTAAGGAAGGTCGCCTAAGTCATGAGAGACTTGATTGATCCTGGCAGTGCACGAGACAGGTGCTCTATTTGTGGCGGCTGGATAAGCATGGGACACACTCGCGGTTCGGTGTGCCGCCCATCGTGTCCGCGATGTAATGGGGCTGGCTGGCTCGATCCGATCGGCCCCAAAGTGGATGGATCGTACATCACAACACGTCCTTGTCCAGGATGTAACGGAACTGGAACACTTTAATGCGCAATTCATTTGAACGGTTCAACATCGACCATCTGAGCCCGTCCAGCCTCAACACCTGGAAGACTGCTCCGGGCATTTGGGCATTGAGATATGTTGCCGGCATCAAAGACGGCCGCGCTCCTCGCATGCAGCGCGGGACAGCAGTCGAGACCGGATTGGCGGCTCTGCTGCGCGGCGAGACTTCCGACGAAGCCTTGAACGCCGCTTACACGAATTACGATATTAACATGCTCGGCATTAGTGACGATACACTTGAGGCCGAACGCGAGTTGATTGCGCCGATGCTGGCACAATGTGCCAAATGGCAAGCACCATCCGAGCTGAACGCCACCCAACTGAAAATCGAATACTGGATTGACCCGATCCCCGTTCCGATCGATGGCTGGCTGGATTTCGCGTTCGACGGCATCGACATCGACCTGAAGACAACAAAAAGGTGCCCCAAGTTCGAGAGTGGCCCTGAACCTAGTCATGTCGGACAGGTATCCATTTATCGAGCAGCTAGGGGACGAGCAGGCGGCCTTCTTTATGTCAGCCACGCCAATCACACCTATTTTGAAGTCACCGACGAGATGATGGACGGTGCGTTAGAGGACATGCGCTCCGCTGCATTGAGCCTACAGAATTTCTTAGCGCGAATGGACACCCGCGAAGATATTCTGCGCTCGTTGCCCGTGGACTATGGGCACTTCCAAGCACCAAAAACCAAAGTCAATTTCGAAGACCTTCTATCCGCAGGCTAAACACAAGGAGCAACTGCAATGCGTATCTCTACCGCCTTCCCGAGTGAATATCTTAAAGCTGCTGACCTGCAGGGCAATAACGTCCGCGTCACTATCGACCGTGTGGAAATGCGCGACGTGGGCGACGACAACAAACCCGTTCTGTTCTTTCAGGGCAAAGACAAAGGGGTTGTGCTTAACAAGACCAATGCGAACAATATCGCCATTGCCTACGGCGACGATACCGAAGACTGGACTGGCAGGGAAGTCATTCTGTACGAGGCCATGGTTGACTTCCAGGGCCGTTCTGTTGCTGCCATCCGCATCCGGCCACCAGCAGCAAAGGATCGGCCTATGCGCCGTCTCGGCGAGGACCAGACGCAGCGCAGCGTGGCGACGCCTCTGAAAGTGGCCGCTGCCGGCGGTGGCACGCGAAGTGAAAACCCCGCTGATCCCTCAGACGACATACCTTTTTGATCATGACCGCACCCGCCGCTATATTCCGAGCATGCTATTCGGACTGGCGTCTGATCCGAACGCGCAAATGTGTGCAACTCGTCTTTGAGGTGCCGTTGGAGGAATCCAACAAAGCTTATGAGGCGCTGGGCGGCATGCCGAATTCCGGCGAGGAAGCATGGGTCGCCATCGCCCGACTCAATCCTGAAACTGTGAAGGAGGTGATGCCAGATAGACCCGGACCCGTACCGACCAATGATACACAGTCGCGAGAGGAGGTGATGCCGAATAAACCCGAGCACGGGACACGTAATACGTCGCCTGCGTCAGGACCGGACATCCCGACGCGGGCGCATAAGTCGGTAGCTGCTGATAAACGGCTGGCACAGAGGGCGGGCATATTGTGTGCTGATCTATCGTTTAGGCAATTTCTCAGCAAAGAATTTCATTGTACAATTATGGATGAAGAAGAAGCCGCCATTGCTGTTCGTCATACTTGTAAGGTTAACTCGCGCTCGGAAATAAAACCCAGCACCGAAGCCGGCCGCCTATTCGACCACCTCTATTCCCGTTTCGTAGCTTGGCGCGATGCCGACATTTATGTGGAGGCGTAGGCATAACATGCGCGCCGAGTTCAGCAAACGAACACGGCTGGATACTTGGGACCGTGCTAACGGCTGCTGCGAAGAATGTGGAATTAGCCTTTGGAGCCGTCATGTCGAATATCACCACGAAAGTTTTGATTGCAGCGATAATAGTCCTGCAAATTGCCGCCTACTCTGCGTGCGTTGCCATACAGGAATTACAAGAGAGCGTGCGCCTCTCATCGCTAAAGGTCGCCGCATTAGAGAGAGAATTGCGGGTATCAAACGGGTACAAGGCCGACCACTGGCGGGCACTCGCCGAAGCGGGATCAGGAAGCGTTTCAATGGGACAGTAGAGAAGTGGTGAAGCAGTCATGATTGAGCAACGGGATTAAGATGACAAACGACGAGGAAAAACTCTTTGCCACCGTGATCCGCGCGCTCGCCGCCGCGTGCAAGGTGCCACAGTTCCGATGCGAAGTGTTTGATGAGCGCGGCAACGGGGGAATAGTTGTTGCGGTTGGAAACCGCGCTTGCAGGCAACCATTTTGGACTGGCGATGGTCGGTGCGGTCCAGGTGGCGCCGCTGCCCTTCTCCGAAGTATCGCGATGTTAGCCAGCGGCGGGACTCCTATAACTGAAGCTTTGCGTCATGCTGCACGCTTGACGTTTGATACCGACGAGCAATTCGACAAGATGTTCCCATTAACCGGGGAGTCAACCGCATGAAAGAATACACCCCAAAAGACAAGCTGGAATGCGTCAAGCGCGAGCTTGCCATGCGCAAGGCGGTCTATCCCCGTTGGATTGAACAGAAAAAAATGACCCAAGCCAAAGCAGATCACGAAATAGCGGTCATGGCTTCCATTGTGGAAGATTATTTGGCCGACGTGGAAGGATAGAGCATGACCCGCAATTGGGAACCAACATTGCCGGTAGAGCTTGAGAACGATTTAGGACCGCCGCAGGAATGGACTGCCAGAGTGCTGACGGAATTGGCGCGGCAACTCGGGGTGGGGAATGATTACTATTATCCGCTGCTCAGCGCTGCGGGAATGATCCGCGCCGCGAAGCAGCCATGACCGACCACGCCACCATAGCCCCGCAGGGCGCGCCGGAGTGGCTGGATCAAAAGGCGCTGGCCCGAAACTTATCGGTAAAACCCTCACAGATCAGGGAACTCATGGCCCATGGAGCCATTCCCCGTCCTCGACAAATCGGTAATATCGCCCTGTGGAACCGAGAGCTTGTCAACCGCTGGCTTATGCGCGGTTGTGAGCCAGGGGGAACCGATGGCATCATACGTGAACCGATCGCCGATATTCGCAAGTCTCTGCGAAGACTTCCTCGCAAGCCCGACATTTCAGAGCCTCGCCGACGAGAGCCGGGAGCTATGGGAGAGGGAGTTACGGGCGGCGGGAGCGTTGGACAAGCTGGGGTCGTACCGTTTGAAAGACATCGGACCCGCCGAGGTAAGTGACTATCTCGACAGCCTCATGAGGCGGCCGGGGAAGCAAGCCGCGGCGCTTTCTGCGCTGCGAGCGATGGAGCGATGGGCACTGACAAAACGGCTAATCCGGCATCCGTTCTGCTACGGGGTGAAGACGAACCGGCCCACAGGAGGGCACAAGCCATGGACGGACCATCAAGTCGCCGCTGGTATTGCTCATGCCCGCCTGGACATCAGCCGCGTGATTGTCTTGGGTGCTTACACCGGGCAGCGCGGGTCCGATCTTGTACGGATAGGATGGTCCGATGTGCAGTCTGTGAAAGGCCGCCAGTGGATCAAGCTACGCCAGCAAAAGACCGGCCGGGAGTTCATGATCCCGATCATGGCTGATCTGGCTGCGCATCTGGCAACATGGGAGCGCCGGCCGGGGCCGTTCCTGACGCGCAGGGAAGCCCGCCCATTGGCTATAGGCACGGAGCATTCGCTGGAGGGCAGGCCGTGGACGCGCGAGGCACTGACCGCGGCATGGACCTACGAGCGCGACCGCAATCCCGCGCTACGGGAACACCGCGATCAGGATTTGCATCTCCACGGGCTCCGCAGCTATGCCTGCATCCGGCTTTACCTCGCCGGAGCAACCACGCGGGAGGTAGCGCAGACCGTGGGCATGTCGGAAGAAATGGTGGGGCGCTACACTAGGCTGTCGTCGCAGTTAGACGAGGCGGCGGCGGCGATTGAGAGGCTGGAGAGGAAGCGATGAACGCAGCGCGAACAGTTGGCAATGCAACTAAATAAGGTGGAAGCTAAGTCTTTATACGAGGTATCTTCAACATATCGCGGTAATACGCGCAGATAATGGCAAGTGTTTGGCGGGAAAGAGGAAATGAAACGAGATGACCGATATTGTGGAGCTGCTGCGGCGTGGTGTCGATACAAATGCTATCCCGGACGTTACCGACCGGGTGATGGAGAAGGCCGCCGACGATATTGAGCGGCTGCGGCATATGTACGAAGCGGCGCACATGGATGCGAATGCCGCCATCGAACGACAACGGCTTGAGATCGAGCGGCTGCAGGCTGTGCTCAATCGCATTTCTGCTCTTGAGTGCGGGGTTCTTGATCCTAATGCCGGATTGGCAATGTTTGAGATCGCACGAGATATAGCTCGTCAGACGAGGACAGGATGAGCGACATCGAAATGCAAAAAGCCCGGCGCATCGCTGCGGTCGGGCTGGGTTACACCTTGCTGTTGATCTAATGACGAAAATATATCGCTATCCCGGCCAGCAGTAGCCCCGCAGCAGCAACGACATATCCAAAAGCATCCTTGATGCCGCCGCCATGCGCCTGTTGTGTATTCACTATGGAAGTCAGCGTGTCTATGCGCCCCCCAAGAGAATTAACCAGCAAATCGACCTCCGCCTTGCGCGAGAACTCCCGAGACTGGTCAACGACCACGCCGCGAAGCTCATTCAGAACTTCGAGCCGCCGTTCCGTGGCAGTCTCCGCCTTATCAACTGCCTCTTTGCTTGTCGCGAGCGCAGAGCCGACAGCGGTATCCTGCGCGCTTGACCTTTGTTCGTATCGCCTGTCACGCTCATCCATCAACTCCTTGAACGCCGAAAACCCGGACTCCAGCGCGACGATGCGAGCCTTCAATTCGGCAGGAGGGCAAGTATCGGCACTCATCAAACTGCAGACTTCGCCCCAGGGGGCTGACCCACATTCGACGCAACCGTTGGCTTTGCCGGCTGTACCGGCACCGCCAACGCCGCGTCCACCGCGATCTTGGCAAAATCATCTACCATATGTCCGTTGAGGATGTTTCCAGCTGGCCCTTGCTCGTACCACGGCAGCGTAGCGAGCAGTTGATTGGCCCGCTTGTGCATGGCCGCGGATGCGGCCGCGTATTGTGCTGGTGTACCGCTCATTTCATTTCCTCCGTCTTGCCGTTAGGCAGTACCAAGATGTGATGTACAGCCCCCTTAATGATCTTAACCATCTGAACCGAAGCACCGAGGACGTGGCCACCACCAACGGCACCTTCAGTTACAGCAATCCTCCAGCCCTCGGCTTCCAGTTTCTTGATGGTATTAGCTTGATCCAGTGATGTCATCAGAACACCCCAAGCAAATTGAGAATAACACGAACACGAGCACGAGGTCGCCGATAAAGGCAGGACTAGCCCGAGGTTCATTTGTGTTCCTCCACTTCAGAACTCTGAGGCGGCAACAAAACCTTGCTGCCCTGCGTCAGAACCCATGCGACGATTAGCACGGCGATAAGGACCGTAGCCACCGTCCCCCACGCGAACGGCACCCTTCTTCTCCCGTGCCGCCACATCCTGGAAGGCGGGCGCATCATTGGTGGATGACGAATCCGAAATCGTGCCAGCCGAGGAAGAAGAACAGCGCGAGAATGAATATCTCGCTTACATAAACAAGGCCAGCATACGGACCCCACCGCGTACCCAGCCACGAGATGAAAGCGAGTATCCACAGGAGCCAGAATATAAAGCTTACGGGCATGACATTTCTCCTATGCTTGCAACGCCGACAGATCGGCGTCGAGTTGCGCCTCATCAAACAGTTCCGGGCTTTTGCCGGTTTGCAGTAGATACTCGCGGCTGAAATAACAGATTGCCCCGACAGCATATTTGTCGAAATAGGTGGTAGTCATGGCTTGGAGCTTTCCCCAAGTCACGACCATCAAATTGCCGGCGGTGTTCTTGCCAACGCACGGAACATAGTGGCCGTCTTTGGGTTCCCCGGTCACGTCATCCCACGGGCGGCCGTCTATGAATTGCTGCTCAGCATTATCAGGAAGCGACAGCCCAAGCCCGCACACACCAAACAAATAAACCGATAGCTCAACGTCAGCTAGGCTGCCGACAGCGCCGAACGCCTTGACCTGATGGATAGTGCCCTGTGCATCGGTCAGTCCATTGCTGACGCGCCACTTGGCGGTTGAGATAGGATCAAGCCCCTTATCCTGGCCGCCCGTCAACTGTCGGTACTGCTTGAGAACGTTTACTGGCGAGAAGGCAGGTATGGGTTTCCCGGTCGCCCACGCCCACGTCATCGTTTCATGTGCGGCGCCAGCGAGAACACAATCGCCTGCCCTGTCGTTTCCAAGCATATTCCATCCGCCAACCGGAGCCGCTTGATGGACATGCCCGAAAGTAGCGGGCACCGCGGGCAGATTGGCGGACACCAAATAGCTGCGCAACTGAAGCTCCACAGCTTCCGGCCGCCACGGCAGCATTCCCCGAGCGAGCATGGTCATGGTTCCTGCCTAAGGTGTTTTCATTTCCACGGTGCCATGTAATTCACCAGAAAGATCGCCGCGACGCTCCCGACTAGCGCCGCTGAAAACACCAGCATCCACTCGCTCACGGGCGCGGCAGGTTGCCATATGGCACCGTCACTCCATTGACGATGACATAAGGCAGAGGTCCACTCCTTAACCGAGCCGCCAGTGGTGTTCCGAGATGGGCGTAGGGGATCACAACACCGTGGACAGTCACGGCCGGGAAAGTATCGCTGCCGATCACGGCAGAGCCGCCTAGCCTGCCTTTGGGAAGCCTGCTGATATACGCGCAAACCGCATTGGCAATTACCACTGCTGCGGTACCGGCGGGAAATGTGCCGATAAGTGCCGTGATGGCGCCGATGTCAGCGACAACGGAACATCCGGTTTGCAGATAGCCAAGGATGGTCTGCAAGAGATTCACCGGTATCACTGGACCAGGACCGGGCGGCGTAGTGCCGGGTGTGGCGCAGCCGGCAAGCAGCATAGCCGCGCCGGAGAACAGGAACGTGCGGCGTTTCATCATGACTCTTCTCCTTTCAGGGAGGCGTGGTGCTAGTACCGCCGCAACCCGACTACAGTTATCCTATTTTCCACCCCCTCTACTCTCTTATGCAGTCTGCAATCTATGCTGAACTCATTTAGCTTAACACCGTCGCACGTTACGAAGGTGACTGGCCATGGACCATTGCCCAGCCTATTCGGTACAGTGGCAGTCCAAGAAAGTGAGTTACGCTCAAGCTTCATCTTTTCATTTTTAATTTTCACCGCCCTGAGTTCGGCATTGCCGCCGACGATGCTGCCGGTGATTTCTAGTTCACGTGACATGTCGTGCTCATCGGAGCTTCACCGTTACCGTGTATGTACCGTTGCCATGGTCAGACGCGCCGATATAGTACGGCTGAAACGATCGCCCTCCCCACACGACGAGTTTGGGCAGCGCCGCGCCGGGATAGACATTTAGTTGCTGTTGCAACACGCCGATGGGAGGAAATGCGCCGCTACTCTGTAAAGTACCCGCCATTAGATACAGCGCCATAGCGGCGTAAATAGTGCCGGCAATCCAGTATCTCATTTGTGCTCCTGATCGCGCTCGGCCAGCGCATGTTCGACAGCAATCTCCGCAGCGGGCGGGGCGGCAACCGCAGCAGCCGGTGGAGCAGCAACGGCGGCAGCGGCAGGCGCAGCGGCAGCAGCAGCCGCCGTAACCGCAGCAGGCGCGCCCGATCCAGTTCCGGTGGAAACCATTGCGCTGATCGTATCGTCCTTGGTTTTCGAGCTGGCAGATGAGCCGAAATAAAAGCCGACAATGTTGGTGAAGCCCACAGTCATCAGGCCGCCGACCAATATCTTGAACACATCACTGTCGGAACGTCCTAACAATGCTAACATGAACACCAATGACACAATTGATATGACGAGCACTATTGCAAGAAACGATGGCGTGTCGGGAAACTTGTTCATGCTAAAGCCTGCGGAACCAGAGTTTGTGATGCAGCAATAATCCGCTTCATCTCGCCCAGGAACATCTCTTGCGCCGCCAGCGTTTCGCCGGGGTGGAAGTCGGATCGCTCGCTGACATACAAATTGCAAGTGCTTCCCGGCGCCTTTTCCCACCTGTAGGCGCCCAATCCTGCCGTTTGCCACCACGTCGGATTGTAGACACAGTGAGCAAATTTGACATTGGAGCCGATCTTGACCTGTGCACCGTCGAGGCTCGGCTGGAAGCCCCACATTCCATCAATCCTCACTTGCGGGACATAGGCAGCAACCACAGAGCAGTTGCACGCCCCGAGCGATGCGCCAAAGATAAACTTGAGGGGTTCGGGTGGCAGCGCCAGAATTTCCGCAACAATCTGCGCCACGTCATAGTCGCGATATGGCGAGCTGTGAACATTGACACCGAGGTCTTTCACCCGCGCGGTGAACGCGGCCATACCGGGATCAGTGACCGGCCCCCACATCCCATACATTCCCCATCCGTGTACTTCTTTGGTCATTGTGATGCTCCAAGCAATTTCATGACATCTTCCACATTTTCAAGAACGGCACATGACCCGCTAGTAAGAACAATAATTACGGATTTAGCATCTGGTTCAATGCTCGCAATCGGTGGACGTATTTTCACCACCTGTTCAGCATTTACGTAAACAGTTTCGCCATTGACTTCGGTGAGCTTTATGAGACGCATTTACGTCGCAGTCTCCCTAAAAAACTTAATGGTTGGGTCTAGATTGGCGATCTTCTGGAGCAGCGGCGCACATCCCGGCTGCGGGTCCCACGCGTGCGGGTCGAAGACGTGGTCGCGCACGTATTTCCCCGGCACTTGGATGTTCGTGCCGCCCCAGATGTAAGGCGATGGGTGCATCCCGTAGCCCCACCCGTTGAAGCCGGTGATCCAAAAAAGTTGCTTCTCCAACCTCCAATCCTGGACGGTCAGGATGTCGTCCTCCTTGAGCGCATCGAGCGCGCCGTTGAGAAAGGCATGCGGCCCGGTAAATGGCCCGCGGCCCACCGGGACTATAGTCGTCCGCCGAGAAAGAACCTGGCCGTTGCCGAGGTAGGTGTCGAAGCGCGGGTGGCCCGCGCGGTCTTGTATGGACTCGCGCCAGTGGATCACTGCCAGCATCGGCCACGGCACCTTATTCGGTGTGGCCTCTTGAATCTCCATGTAAGTGTCCTTGTGGCTGACCGAATACTGAGCCTCCAAGGAAAATTCGCGGACGCGCTCTGGCTTGATCTCCATAGCATCCCACCACTTCGCATAGAGCGGCCAGATTGCAGAGTAGCGCATCAGGTATCTTTCCCCTTATCGTGAAGATCACTCATGTTTCGGGTGTATCCTTGACCATGCAAGCCGCCATTTTTCGCAATGCACCCTTATCCTTGAGAACCTGTGGGATACTGGTAGCAAGAAATTCACGTTCATCAGCGAAGCATTCATCAAGCGATTCCTCGATTTGCTGGTGATGTATGTCGGGCTTGTCCGGTGGCATGACATACGTCAGCAAAAGAACTACGGCTCCATCGAGAAGGGTCATCTCAAACCCCGCCGTTTTGAACGTAGCAAAGTACAGGACGAGGGGCCTTTGTGCCGTCCAGGTTCCAGGATCGAACACCGAGAAAAATGACGATATGCCCGGTCGGATTGCCTACTCTCTGTTCCATCCCAACGATCTTCTGCGTCGGAACCTCATATTCGGTGCCGACATTCTCGTGCATACGCATGAGCTGATCATCAGGACGCTCATCGGTGATCACCGCAAACAGTTTGCCGCCGCGGACATGAGCCTCATCGGCCCAATAGCCGTCACCCTCACCGCAGCAGGAAACGCCAATACGGCCCATCCCTATGGTGTCCGGTTGCATGAGGGACTGGAACCATCGCTTTTGCTCTGGGTCCATTTTCTCCCATTGGCCGAGATCGCGAGCATGCGCCGCACAGGAATAGACCACCAAGCCGAGTGCAGCGATGACGATCAAAGCAGATAGCCAAACCTGTGCCGGGTTCGATGACTTCGGCTCCCCGGTTGGCTCCGGTACAAAGTGATGAGGAAAGTCGCCGCGGGCATCATCCAGCGGCGCCTCGGGGTTGAGCCCGTTGCGCTGTTTGTCCTGTTTCTTTTTTAAGATGCCGAAGTTTCGAGCCATAGAGTTCTCCTGCGTAAGAGAAACTCATTGGTTAATGAAATACCACCTGATATTCAAAGTCGTCGTTTGCGACAGCACTATTGCCGTTAATCTCCTGCCAGACGAACCAGCATTGCCCGGTTATCGGCGATAGCCCGGAGACGGAAATATCGGACGTGCCAACAAACCTCTCGCCGGCCCATACAACTTCATTGTTGCATTTGAGCTGCAACAATACCTCGATATCGGGCCGCTTGACGGTGAAGGTGCCGGCAAAACCCGTCACATTGGCAACCTGAACACACTGTGCATAAGGCAGGGCAGCCTGGTTGGAACACTGCAAATGTCCGCCGCCCGAGCTGAACCCGACCGGATTGCCGAATTGCGCATTGAGATAGGCGCCGGCAAAAGCTGGTGACGATGCTGTGAGAACAGTACAAACAGCTATGAGTGCCGCTCTAGTGTGCATTCACGCTGTCCGCCCAACCGAAAACAATGAGATCATTGCTCGCGCTGTCCGAACAGTAATAGACGGTTTGTGCCGCCCCGGATATGACCGGCGCTGTGAACTGGAGATAAATAACCTGGCTTGTAGTGTTCTCCGCCTCGGTAAGAGTGCCTGCGGCGACGCCTCCGCGGCTCACACCAGCTTTCTGTGACGGAATAATATGTATTCTCCCCAGTATTTTTTGCGCCGTCGTCGGTACAAGGCTGAAAACTTCCGCTGTGAAAGTCGAAACGCACGTCCCTGTACTCGCCGCCACGAAGAAGGGTGAACCAGCAGCGATAGCGGAGGTTATGATCGTAGTGTCGCCATTTGTTTGAATTTGGAACAGTATCGACCCGGCCGTCGACGGCGCTGCCGACATCCGGCATACATAGGTGTAGCCGGATGGCATCAATGGAGCAGTGCTCGAAAGAGAGGCGAGAGATGCGATTGTCGATCCGTTATCGATCAAATAAATGTAGTAGATTTGGCTGGGACCGAGTGCGCCCTGATCGAGCCCATTGGCGCCATTGACCCCGAAATTCAGTACCAGCGATACGGTCGAGCGGTTCAGCGGTGTCCCGGTTGGTGTCACAGTTAACGCAGTAGTGGCAGTAATATCGAGTTTGGTATTTGGAGTTCCACCATCATTGATGACTGCATACCCGATCGCCCCGCACAACGGTGCCGTAGACGCTGCAGTCGTCGGGATAGTGAATGTGAGCAGCACGAACGACGATAGCGTCGCGCTGTAGATTACCGAAGTAGGATTGTTGGCGACGATCTCTCCACCGCTGAGCGCCACCGGCCCAGCACTGGAAATCTTGAGCACCGGGATATTGCCGACCCCGGACGGGTTGAGCGTCGTCGCCCCGGTGTTTGTGGAAAGTGCCGTGAAATTGATCACCGAGCCGTCGGTGGAATTGAACCCGGCATCGACAACGGTGATGGCGTTGGGCGTGCCGCCAGCCAGCGCCGCCCAGAACACGTTGTTGGTGGCCGAGGTATCGGTAGTGGTCAGATCGAAGATCAGGTTCCCGGTAGTGACACCGCCGACTACCGGCCCGTCGAACACCTGCTGCCGATAGGAGCCCGTACCGTAAATGATCGCACAGCCGTTGGCGTCGAGCTGGATCGGGTTGGTGTTGGCGGTGATCTGGCCCGAGTCCTTCCACGTCGTCTTAGTTGTGGTGGTCGACGGGATGTACATATTGATCGAACCGCTCGATATCGGCCCGGTCGCCTTTTGGAAGCATTGTTCGCCGGTAGGTAAAAGGGTAGTGGCCGCCTTGACGGGCCATGCCCCCAGGACTAGCATCGCCCACAGTAGGGGGAGTACCAACATGAATTTAAGCTGGTGGCTTATCGGCATTTGCGTGACCTATGGCGCACTCTATGGCCTACTGACTGGCCGGACTGTTTTCGAGACGCCGCCGGGTGACGAGAGCGGCGGCGGGCGCAGCTCGCGTAAGCAAATCCGACAATGGCTTCGTGCCGCCGGAAGTGCCCAATCCGCCCCGGATCATGGAGTTCGTAAGCGCATTACTGCGCAAGATCGCACTGGCCCCACGCCCCGCCCCTAGCGTCGCGGCAGCTATCGCGGCGTCACGTTGGAAACCTTCGGGATCGAGCGCATAGGCGCCGCCAAGACCGAGCGCGCTGCCTAACCCTACGCCGGCCTTCATCAACATGAGCCGTTCTGCCGTTCCCGAGCTTGGCGGCTCCCGCATGAACCTCTTGGCAATGCGCCCGAGTTCTCCGGCATTGGTCTGGCTGTTGTCGAGAGCACGAAGAAGTTCCCCCGGAGATACATCTCCCGTAGGCGACTTAAGGGCTAATGGTTCAACCGACTTGATGACGAACCATCTATAATCCGCCGTGTCCTTGAGTTTCTTCAGAATCGGATCGTTGCGCCCAACCAATTCCTCAAGAGAATTTTTGATGTCACCAGCATAGGATGCAATCTTTGAATCTCTGGAATTGATCGCATTGTCGAGTGGCCCCTTCTCGCGCGTCAATGATTGATAGAGATCGGCATCGAGCGTGTGAGAGTTGAGATCGACCTTGCTGAGAACGTTGCGCAACAGCTTGTCCACACCTTCAGCCAAGGACGGTTCGAGAACATAATGTGCGTTCTGGTGGATATTTTGCAGATCGCCATAGAAACCATGATCGAGCGCCAGATTCCCACCCATCCGCGCCTTCGCAGCATTATACTCGGTGTAGGCATTTCTGGATGCGCGAGTGATCGTATCAGGTGTGATCTTGCCGGCATCAACACCCATCTCCGAAGCAAGCGCCCTGTTCAATCCTACTTGCTGTGCAGTAGTCCTCTTGGCGTAACCGCTGAACGGTAGCCGCTGCAGCACGGAATCGAGGAACCTAACCGAAGGACTGGTGCTGATCTGCCCCGCCGTGATCGGAATGTTGTAGGTGTTGCGGGCAGCACTGGCGAGCTGCGCGGTTTCCTTGTCGACTGACCCGAATACAAGATTGCGCAATCCTTTAGTCGCAGCAGAAGCTCCCTGGGTGAGCGGCCCAAGAGCGCCACCCGCGAGCATCCCGGCGCCGATCTGCTGGGACAACGGCTGATCCGATGCGGATGAAGTCAGCGCCGCTGCGGTCCCGCCCGAGCCTATGCCAGTGACGGCGGCCCGAGCCATGGGGCTAGCTGCCGCAATACCCCGCAACGGTAATGCCTCGACAAACGGTCCCGTCCCCAGAATTTGCCCAGTAATTCTGCCGCCCTCGGCCAGCGCGCTTCCCTCGGCGGCTTTCTCATACGCCTGCCGATCGGCAACGATCTCAGCTTGCGTCTTGCCGGCCCATTTACTGACTTTTCCAGCAGTCTCCGGTGAAATAACTCCTGCAGAAGCAGCTAACTTTGCTCCACGCTCGCCAACGCTGGTTATGGCAGTCGCCAGCGTATCAGCAACATCTCCAATGCCACGCACAGCACCGGCACCAAACCGCGCCCCAAGATCGGTCCAATCGGACCCTTGATGCTCGGCAACCATGCGCGCGGTCCATTGCGGCAGGGTTTCGTCTTCCTTTTTCTTGGCGACAGCCGCAGCGGTTGATGGGCGCGCAGCCGGTAATGGAACGGCCGCCGGCGCCGCCTTGCCGGTATTCCAGTGACCGAGCAAGTCATCCGGCGGCACCACTGGCGCCGCGCCGCCGGCATGCCAGCTTCCAAGCAGATCATCTTGTTCGGGTATGACGCGACCCTCCGGTGCATAGAAATTATGGGCGCCGATCTGTGCTGTCATCGGTGTTCGCGAAAATGCCGGCGGCTGCCGTCCCAGGTCTTTTTGTGCAACCGGAGCGAAATAATGTGTAGCGCCGCCGGTGGGATCAGGGATCGCACCGCTCAAGACATCATCGACAATCGAGTCGGTATTCTGATATTTCAGAGAGCGCGGGTTATAGGCTTCAATTTCACCGCGACGCCGCTTCCATGCCTCGAATTGCCCTGGCGCATGAACGATTTTCGAAGGCGTCTCGCCATATTTTCCTGCTGCCAGCCGGTTCAGGATGACATGTGCGACTGCGGCCTGCCCGAGCAGCGATTGGTCCTCAGCCTCCCCTAGAACCGTGCGAACGATGTTGTCCTTGTCGGCCGGACTAACGTCCATTTCATTGTCCGACTGCAGCAGAAGCGGGAGTCCACAGCGGCGGCGGCACGGCCCCCGGCTTGAGTGAAGGCGATATTACGCCGCTGGCTATACCGGCACGCAGGGAAGCGTTGAACTTCTCGCGCTCGGCTCCCTTCAAACTTTTGTGCCAGTTATCTATTTCGTCAGGTTCCGCATTCTCGATATGGAACGCCCGCGGGTCCTGCTGTGGTGCGAGAAATGCCTTCTGTTTCGAATAATTCGGCCCACCTGCCCGCGATGCCTGCATTGTCAGCGTATGCACCATCTTCCTTGCTGCGATGTTTGCCTTTATGAGATCGACACCGGCAAGGTCGTTGATATGTACGCCCGGACTGCCGGTTACTGCACTAGCCAACCCATCATTGGTGTGAGGTCCAATGGTTTGAGCAAGCTGCTGCGTATTGTTGACAAGATATTTTTCCAGTTCCGCATAGGTCTTAATTTTCTTTTGCATATCGGCGGGGACAAGAGAAGGCATAACGCTATAAACAAACTCCTCAAACGACTGTCGGCCTTTTGTGCCTGGTCCCATGCCACCAGGCCCGAGGTCTTTAGCCAATTTGAGAGCTTGCTGGAGTGGGAATATACCCTGCGAATAAGTACCGGCCTGCCGAAGGTCTTCGGCCATTTGATCGCCTGATTCTTTCGCGCCGAGCGGCAATCCGGTCTGTACTCCTGGAAAAGCCGCATTGCGAACACCACGAGCTTGTAGCTGTACTGCGCTGCTCGGTTGAGAAATTGGCTCACCACCCGGACCAGGAACACTTGTCATAGCCTCCTGACCAGTCGGGCCAACCTGCATGTTTTTGTATAATGCGAGGTTTGTCCTCGCCGCCTGCTGGTCCAGGCCATTTTTTGCTTGTTCGATATTTCGTTTCACTATCTCTGGGTCTAGGCCAAGAAAATGCTTACCAACAGCCACCGGGTCCATATTTGCCGCTACAAGAGCCGGTGCAATGCCGGCAAAAGCCTTTGCTATTTTATTTGGAGGCAGATCGAGCAATGGAGTTATTGTCCTTAGAATAAAATCAGTCTTCTGCTGCTGACTTGCCAGTTGCGCCTGCTGCAAGTGTTCAAGACCCCTCATCTGATCGGAACTTACGAATCCACCAGTTGGATTCTGCAACATGCTGCGCCTTACTGCCGAATAATCGGTAGTCGGCCCAAGCGGTCCCTCCGTCTGTGGAGCATTCGTTAGTGCCTGGGTCTCATTTTGCTGCGACTGATACTCCTTCATCCTCGTTATCAACGCCATGAGATCAAGCGGGCTCATCTGGCCTTGCGGCTTGCCGACATTGGCGTAGATCGAAGTATCAGGCTGAAGGTTAGGCACGCCGCCCTCCGTAATGGCTGCCCATCATGCCGCCCAACACCGCATGGTGATCATCACCACCAACATTGACTGGCGGTATCGGCTCAGTACCATTGCGCGGGAACGCTGCCGCATGATGCTGCAGGATTGCAACCGTCGCTGCTTGCGCTTGCTGGAAATGCTTCTCGATATATTGCTTCTGCTGC